AGCAAGTGAAGGCCTGCCATAGAGAGCGCAGGCACACCCGCCTCGGCAATCGCGTAGAGCGTACTCACCAGCATCAACGGCTCAGCCAGCCGGTTGAGCAACAAAAAGAACCAGCTAAAGCCAACATTAATAAATTCCAGATCGGCAAGATGTTGCATCATCGTTTTTTTGGGTTGAGCTACGATTGACATAATTCCCTATCCCTTCCAAGACGAACGAACGAACGAACGATAAAACGCTTCTGTTTGTTTAACGATTGCATCACATCGACTCATGCAAGGTGATTAATGAGCCTGGGTAGGTAGGTAGGTAGGTGGGTGGGTGACTGGAATACACCCATTTTCCCGCTCGTCTTACAGTCACCCACCCACCTACCTACCTGAACACCTACCTACCCACCTGCAGCCACTTCCTCACCAGAAGACGATGATGCTGATTCAGCGGCAAGCATCTCGCGAATGTCCTCGTAGAATTTGCGCGCCCAGTTCTCGCGGCATTCAAACCCTTTCGCGAGAAGCGCCTGCTGGAGATTATTCCTCGATGGATTTTGACCAGCCTCTACCAGTTCATTCCAGCAAGCAATCGCATCCTGCAAGCGAGGCTGTGGCTTTGCGCCACTACGAGCTGCCAGGATCGTGATCTTTGCCGGATTCTGAATCGGAGTGGACAGTTCAGGCGTATCATCACGTTCTTTCACCGCTTGACGTGCCACAAGCGGTTCCACCTGCGCGACTGCCTGCGCGTGTATCTTCAGGCGAGCTTTCAAGTCGAAATCGGGAGCCAGGATGAGATCTTTGCAATCAGGCATCTCTACCACAGCCTGACCAACCATATCCTCTTTCGCGTTGCGAGTCAGCAACTCGGTCTGATAGAACCCGGCTGCCTGCGCTGCCGACACACGCACACAGAAGGAAAGGCCACTCGTGACATTCACCAGCGCTTCCTGCAGATCATCATCTCGATAATCAACCTGGGCGCACATCAATAACTGGACATAGACTTTGAGGCCACGGCGCGCAATCTGCTTGATACAGTAGACCAACTGCGCATACTCTTGTTTGGCCTGGTCTTTCTCGGAACGCTCGACCGCATCGATGCGCAGCTTGAAATGATCTTTGAGATCGATGAATTCTTCCAGGTAGACAATCACCACAGGTTGACGATCCAGTTCCTCTTCCGAGAGCGTATACCGGTATTCAATCAGCGAGACCAGGTGTGTCAGATGCTCAAGCACCTGGTCATAATTGGTGGCATGCAACTGAATCGTCTCGCCATGCTTGCGCACACGCGCTACGTGGGGCAGATGCGCGAAAAGATTCCCCGTTTTGTTCTCGATATCTAACAGCGCGATCTGCACATGGCGCGGATCATGCGTCCGAGTAATCATGTCGAGCAGGGCCGCCGCCATACTCGATTTACCATGCTGCGAGGCACCAATCAGCTTGAGATGCCGTTTATAGAAATTGAATTTGACCGCCGGATTTCCCGGTCGGGTCAGCGACCGGCCAAGATAGGCCTCATAACTATTGCGCTCGATATGCGCTACTGCCTGCTCAACAGTAATCCGCTTGATGGACGGTCCCGCTCGAAGGAGAGCCGAGGAAGCAAAAATCGCTTCCTCTCCCAGGTGTAATTGATATTCATCCTCCTCATCCTCCTCCTCAACCAGCGTCGTATCATCAGGCTCCTGTATTTCAGAAGACACGACCACTGGATGACGACCAAGCGCTCTATCAAGCAAGGTACGTTTCCCATCAGCAGTATGAACAGCATTGGAACGGCGAGGGAGCGCGACGGGCAGCGCTCCACTCACCTGCTCAACCGCATCAGGAACATGCTGTGAGGCAATGAAGGCGGCAATCCCACCAATGACCAGGCCAGTCGGGCCAAGATGCGCCAGCAGATCAACAATGCCGGCAGCAAGCATCGTCCCACCGCCGACCATCAAAGGAGACGGGCGACGAAAGGCAGCATAGCGGCGAGCCTCGGAATCCTCAGGCGTTATTTCGCGGATCTCGTCCATGATTGATACACCCCACCAGATAGGCTAGCTATTCCACTCTTTTACCGCGTGTTCAATCAGACGAACGCCAACAATACCGAAGAAGGCCACGATAAACGAGGTAATCAGCGCAAAGGCGAATTGACCCCAGGGGCCACTTGCCAGATTACCATAGGTGTAATCGGTATAGGCATCCAGCGCAATGAGCGCAATCAGACCGGTACGGAACCACTTCGCCAGGGACTTATTCGATGCCTTGACGCTTTCATGAGCAACCTCGTAGCCCACAATACAGATCAGATAGATCAACTCGATTCCCCACCCCCACATCACCGACTTTGCCACATCCACAGACAGACGACCCTGCACTAGATCAAGCGGCTGACGAAGGATCGCCCAATTCGGCGCAAGAGACACCGCAGGTCCCTGCAAAATGAAGGCCTCAGATGTTTGAATTTGGAGCATGCTGGCAAGCAGCCAGAACAGAAAAGCCATTCCTCCCACGAGGATTAGCAAGAGCGGACTACGGTTTTTGATAATCGTCGTCGTGGTTTGTTGGGTCGTAGTAGACACGATAGACACCCCTCTCAGTTTGACTTGCTCGGCAAAAGCAGACGGTTGACTTCATAGAGTTACAACGGTATACTATGGTTATAAATGATGTTTGCCAATTTGTCAAGAGAGAGAGTCACAGGGGTGTCTATGTGTTACAATACAGGAACTTCACCAACGGAGCTATCCTCATGACCGAAGATGAAACACACCCAAACGCGCTCACACGAGAGGAGATTGAGCGCCATTTCTATGAAGCTAAAGATGCCCAGAGAGTTCTCGGACTCGATAAGGGCATGTTCTATAGACGGGTCAATGAAAACAAAATCCCCTGGTATCAGCATCCGTGGAAGAAAACGAGAGTCTACCCTAAACGAGATATCGATGCGCTTGCCAGGGCGACACACGATGAATACGGGTTCATTCGTGACCATATCTATTTCTCCCGCTCAACCCCCGGAGACCAGGCGGAAGAACTTCGGATTGGCATCGCGTGTTTCGGCGAGGAGTTCATTACGCCCTTGCCTGAACGCATTGCGTTCCAGCAAAAGAGCGAGTTCACCTTTTGGAGTTTGAAGGTCGGAAGCCGGGTGGTGGGCTACGTTTCCATGTTCCGCTTTACCCCAGGATTTCTTGATGACCTCTTAACTGGCAAGCGCATCGAGCGAGAAATCAAGTTGCGGCACGTCCTCAAGTTTACTCGCCTGGAGCAATTTGACGTGTATATCGACGTGATGGCCGTCGATCCCACCCTTCCCGATCATGAGCGACGACTGTATGCCGGGTTAATCGTGCAAAGAATGGCGAACAAAATATTGGATCTCAGAGCCAATAATTATGACATTCGGCATTTATATACGGTGACAGCCACGCCAGAGGGTGATCGGCTCGTGAGAAAGATCGGCTTTCACCTGATGAAAGGTAAGTCTATCGCCCCTGGCAGACTGGCCTACGTGTTTCCATTAGACGAAGCCGGAGTCGAGCGGCTTGCCAATTTAACCGGGAGATACTTAGATGTTTGAGAACGAGCAGCTTACCGCTGAACAAAAAATTCGACAGTCACTTTCAGGCAACCCATTTCAGGACCCGGACTTTCAGCACGAAGGCCCGGACGTGATTCGCCATCTGTGGGGCGGCGACCTCCCAGCGCTGGATGTCACTTTCCAGCAGCACAGCGAACAAACCGTTGTTCGCTGTGCCAATTGCAAACAACCTCTCGGCTCATTCCCGACCAATGACACCGAGGAGCAGGTGAGATTTCTTATAGTAATACGAAAGGAACATGCTCAATTCTCATAGGTTCAATTCACCAGTTCGGAAGTACGTCCGTCAAAAAGAGTAATGCTGAAACGCATTGCTCTTTTTGTTGTTCACCACTCAGATGCAATCTCATCCTCACCTTTCAACAACTTTTTCAAGAGAAAGAAAAATAGGGGCGAAGAGCGCAGCGATTCGAATCCCTATAAGCGAATCTAAAGCGAATCTATTACTCGAATAGATTCGAAGGACTTCGCGCAAAAAGTTTCACCACCCCCTTTTGATTGGCTTATTTCCTCATCGCAACCCATCGCCAGCCTGAAGAGGGTGGTGAAACTTCGTGTTGTTTTATCCAGGGGGTGGTGAAACTTTTTCACCATTCACGGGTAGGGGTGGTGAAACTTCTGCACCATTTCAGCGCAGGGTGGTGAATCTTTTTCCTGCAAAAACAACAAAGATTCACCACCCCTCAACATGTTCTTGCAAAAGATTCACCACCCCCTGGTTAATTGGAGAACAAAAGATTCACCACCCCCAACTAGTCAGGGTGGGGGTGGTGAATCGTGTGCTTGCGCGAATCGGCAGGCCGTATAATAAAACCTTCACGTGAGGATGGCCCGGATGTGTAGCGAGGCACAGAACGGCCATCCTCATCTTTTTTGGGGGAGAAGGAAACCTGTGACCTCTACCGCGTTTGAGATGCCACCAGCGCCATTTCCAGCCGGAAGCCATTGGGAGAGTTGCTTCCACCAGTTCATGACCCAGATTTACGCCAGGAGCCACAGCCAATCATCGGTCAGGGTGTACAGTTCCACGCTCATACGATTCTTCCAGGGAGAACGCGCAGCGCACCCGGAGCGCGTGAGACGAAGAGACATTGAAGCTTTCGTCTACCAGGAGCCGCTTTCACCACGTGGGCGAGGCAAAAGCAAACCGCCATCGCCCGCTACCAGTGATGTACGCCTGGCTGTCCTACGCAGCTTCTATGATTATGCCTCTAGCTTCCTGCTCGACTCATCGGATGAAGATGAGGAGATCGCGTTATTCAACAAGGCGAATCCGACCGCAGGCATGCACTTTAGCAAACGCGCGCTCAATTATCACGCCATCCCGTTCGAGGACATCTCTCGCTTTTTCGCGGTCATCCCCCGCGACACGGTGCAGGGCCTAAGAGATCGCGCCATCTTCCTGTTTTACTTCTGGACAGCCAGGCGCAGAGAAGAAATCGCTCGACTCAGATGGGGAGATCTCGAATATGGCGTCATTGTCGAAGAGGGCGGCGGGCGTCACATGGGATGGCTCTACCGTTTCAAAAGCAAGGGACACGGCGAGCAGGAATTCTTAGCGGAATTACCGCAACCCGCGAAGGATGCGCTTGATCTCTATCTCGAAGCATCAGGCCGTCTCAAACACATGCGGCCCACCTCACCGCTCTTTGTGGCAGCACATCAAGGCCCAGGATGTAAAGCGGCTGATCTTCCAACGCGAGATAAACCCTTATCGAGCAATACCATCTACGCTCTCATGAAGCAGTATGCGCGAAAGGCAGGACTCGACGCGGAGAAGATCTCCATTCATTCCTGGCGGCACACAGCCACACAGCAGCGTTATGCCGCCGGGCAGGATATCCGTTCCTTGCAGAAGCTCTTGCTCCATGAATCCCTGGCAACAACCGACCGCTACCTGCAAGGATTACTGGCAACTGCTGATCCCGGCATCAAACTGTTGGAACAATCCTTCCGGAATTTATAACCTCGTGCTTTGGCGAGAACAGAACCGCCAGCATCGATAAAACGAACACGATAGACTGAGAGACGCAGAACCAGAGAATCGCCCTATAAAGGCGATTATGGGGGTATCTAGAAAAAACCAGAGACCGGACTTCATCAACAGAAGTCCGGTCTCTGGTTAGAAGCGAGGATGTAGAAGATAGGAGTGAGTTGAACGCAACAACAACTCCCAACCATTCAATGGAATCCGGTCTATCTACGGTTGTGTTACCCCTTTGTCACACTCCACATTATACTGACCATATGAAATATTATCGCCTCAAGGAAGCGTGTAGACTCCTCGATATCAACGCCTCCACCCTCTACCGCTGGTGCAGGAGAGCGGCCATAGAGCCTGCGACGCATCCATCCGACCATCGCGAGAAATCCCTGTCGAGAAGGCAGCTTACCATCCTCGCGAGGATGCATCATCGCGTCATCTTTGAGATACCGGAGACGAGCGGGCTTGAGGAACGATTAGACCGGCTGGAATGCCTGTACCAGCAGATAGAGGAAGTTTTGGCCTCGACGGGAATCCTTGAAACACACAAGTGCAACGATGCTAGCGCATCTAGCTCCGCTCAGCACTTGTGAAAGGAATGTATGCTAAAATAAAAACCTGTCTGCCAGGGCTTACTTATTCAACTGCACGCACTACCACCGCATCCTCAACAAAGGAAGCAATGTCCTGGCAGGCAGACTCTTCTTCCAACTACTTCCCCACTTTCATTCATCATGTATCGCTCCAAAGGATGACCACCAGATGACCACCATTCCCATCAAGCCCTTGAACCAACTCAACGAGCCAACATCAGACGGCAAACCGGACGAGAACCGCGAGTTCAATTGCGTACCCGACAGTCTCGCGATGGTGTTTAACTGGCTCCTAAAAACGAACAAGTACAACGGCGACCTGCTCAAAGATGCCGCTTGCGGTCAGGGCTACGTCGGGTTCACAGCAGCCAGCGAGTACGTTTCCTTCGCGAGAAGCCAGGGAATCAAGCTCTATCCGGTCGAAGGGTACGGCATGCAGCTTGTCCAACTGATTCACCAGTACCTCGCTAAAGGGTTGCCGGTGGTCGCGACCGAGCCTGATCCGTATGTCAATCCCAGCAAGGGATGGAGTCACGTCATCCTCTTTTATGCCGATCAGCCTGGTCAGCTAACGGCCATGGATCCCTACGGCGCGCATCCCGTCACTCGGAGCGATAAAGATTGGGCCGCCATCCTGCAATTCCATGAGATCTGGATTGGCGAGCTACTTCCAGGAGTACACCCCATAACGATGAGCAACTATCAAGTTCCCACCGGCTGGCGCGACGATGGCACGACCCTTCTCGCGCCCAACAACATCGCCGTTGTCAAAGGATTCCGCGAATGGATTCTCGATCCCACTCACAACTGGCATCCCTCGAATTTCCCCTTGCAGCCAGAAGAAGGCATTACCCAGCTTGAGATCAGCAACCCGGCATTGGGCAGCGGCACCTGGCAACCCTTCAGATGGACCGTGCTTGAGTGGACTACTGGCAGAGGAGTATTCGAGATGTGGACCGGTCAGGAGCTTGTGGCGCTGCGCAAGTTGCGCGAGCAGAACCTGCCCACCCTCCGGCAAATCCTCGCCTCGGCTAAGTTGATGAGTGATTCAGCAAACCATCTGGTCGAGCAACTGAACGCCCTTCAGTAAGGGTGTGCGAACCTTTTAAGTAACCTCTCCCTCACAGAAAGTAAAGGAGCCTACACATGTATCAAGACCTCTTTAGCGCCCTCGTTCCCTACGTTGTCCCTCCGCTGATTTCCGTGTGTATTGCCGCGATTATCTGGCTTTATCACCTGATTGTGAGTAAATTGCCGGAAAATCAGCGATTTTTCATTGAATACGCCGCCACTAAAGCGGTGCATGCCGTCGAGCAGGCCATGAACGGCGCGAGCAGCAGCATGAAAAAGCAGGATGCGGTTCGCAGGATGCAGGACTACTTACACCATTTCGGCATCCAGGTCCCGGACTCACTCATTGATACGGCTATCGAATCCGCTGTCAAGTTGATGAACCAGTATCAGGCCAAACCGGATACGTACCTATTCGATAGTGGCGACTCCCTTCATCCCATTGCGCCGATTGCCCAGGATCAGCCAGTTCAGGCGCAACCAGCGCCAGTAGCGCAGCCTCCCGCGCCCGCCCAGTAAAACTTTAGATTGCAAGATGCATGACACTTGCACGAGGAGCCTCTACCAATGGGTACAGCAGTGCCGCCACCAGCCATCAAAACTACAGATGAGGCGCAAGGCATTCCGGTTGCAGATATGCCCATCGAGTCGATTAGCCGACACTTGCAGAGCGGTCGCCGCTTAGTCTTCGTGGCTGATGGCTCCAACATCGGCTACCAGTTCGACAAGCTTTTGTATGAAATCACTTGCGTGGATGCGGCACAATTCAAGGTCGAGTGTTACGCAGGGCAGACCTCGCGCCGCAACCTGCACGAGTATCGCATCTGGTCGGTCAGGTACGAAACGCTCAAAGAACTCATCGAGCGGCAGCCCTTCGATTTACGCAAGTTCAAATTTGTCATCTAGCAAGCAAGCGAGGGATGATTGATGTTACTGAGTGATATTGAAACATTGGTTCGACAAGACTTGTTTGATCCTCCTGGCGGTGCAACCCAACGCTGGCAAACCTCAGACATTGATCGAGCCATCGACAAAGCGGTCGAGCGGTATTCGCAGTATTACCCGAACATCAATTTCACGGACATGAGCATGCAGCCCTACCAGCGCACGTATCCCTACCCCACCCCCGCCAATCCCAATTATCCGGTCTGGTGGATTGAGCGCGTCATCGCGCCCCTACAGGTCTATGGCAGCTACTTCAATCCTCCCGGCGCTGGTATGACCGCGCAAGCTGTGGCAGGTTCCGGCCTCAGCATTGGAACCTACCAGTACGGCGTCACCTTTTTGAGCCAGGGTGGAGAAACGCCGATTTCTCCGCTGGCCAGTGTGACCACATCGAATGGGAATCAGAAAGTCACTCTTGCGAACATTCCGTTGGGGCCTCCTGCACCATCCACGCCGCAAGTGGCAACCAATACCGTGATTGGCCGCAATTTGTACAGGAGCCAGGCCAACGGCACCGGCTTAACGCTGCTTGCCACCATCGCGGATAATACCACCACGACCTACAGTGATACGGCCTCAGATAGCAGCATAGCGAGTAATCCTGCACCTCCTACCTTGAACACATCCGGCGTGATGTACTGGCCGCCCTTCGAGCGAGACTTTTCGGAGTTTTCGAATATCTTCGATTCGGAGATTTCGCTTGCGGCAGGCGGCAATATGGGCGCTATGGGAGCAGTTGGCGCGTATAGCTCCAACCTGTCGGAGTTTACGCAATCATTCACGCTCAAGGTCGGAATAGCCGAGTTGCCGATTGATAACACGGTCATCATGCGCGTGTTCTATGCCACCAAACACCAGTTGGATACGAGCGGTTCGACGATCCCGAATGTGCATCGAGACATCATTGTGCTGGGCGCAACTGGCTACGCCATGCAGGCCTACCAGGTGCCGACCAATGACAACTTCGACTTCCAGGATGGTGCGCTGCGCGATAGGATTGACGATACCAAGATACCGGCTGCCTGGCTTGCGGCGGCCAATGCCAAACTTCAGCAGTTTGAAGCAAGGCTGCAAGAGATCAAGAATCAGCGCGATTTCGCAAGCAGTGCGAGAGTGCATTGGGGCGATATTCCTGCGCGCTATCCTCGCTTGTAAAGGAAGCTCTCATTATGAACATTTTTTCAAATTCCAGCATTCTCCTCAACTTCCTCTATCTGATGTTGATGATCGGCACCGTGATTGGCGGCATCATCGCCTTTCGCGTGGGCATATCCAGGACAGCCAGCGAGATTCAGGAGCGCGTGATCAATGCGCTCAAGGACGAGATCGATACTTTGAAGGATAAAGTGTCTGATCTGGAGAAAGAGAATACGCGCCTCAATCAGACGATGAGCCTCATCAGGAAAGCCTTGCACAAGCGCGGCCTCACCATCACCATTGATGGCGATCTGGTCAGCATCTCCGACGCGCAGGGCAATACCCATCAGGCCGGTCGCATTCAAGAAAACCAATAGGAGTTAGGAGTACAGAATGACCACCGTTTTTGTCGATGTGACACAGTTCGGCGCAGCCGGTGATGGTGTGACCGACGATACCGCCGCCATCGCTACAGCCCTCGCCAACATTCCAACCTCAACGGGCGGCGTCCTCTACTTTCCGCCGAACCATACGTTCCTGGTGTCACATGTCGATATTAGCGCCTATAGCGGCTCATTGGTCATCATGGGCGGCGGCTGGTCTTCTGTCCTCAAGCTCAAGAATGGGGCGAATGACTGGATTATCAAGAACACGACGGGCAGCCAGCTCGGGACAACCATCTGCAATCTCAAGCTGGATTGCAATGCGGCCAACCAGACCGCAGCATCAGGCGGCATCTATGGCTACAAGTGGCGCAGGTGCCTCATTGACTTTGTGTGGATTCACAATCCCTGGCAAGCTGGAATCCTGCTTACTGCCGATGTCTCCGACTTTGGGTATCAGAACAGGATTTCTAATTGTTTCATCGAAGGTGGGATGAATACGACCACAGGCACGAACGCCTATGGCAACGGCCTCCGGTTAATCAACACCGATGAGAATCATGTCTACTGCAATCACTTCGAGAACAATGGCAATCCGAACGACACGGTCTATGGGTTCCACATATACGATCAAAATGGGCTGACCGATTATATCGGGAATTCGTTTGTGAACGGCATGGGCGTCTTCAAGCTGGATGGCCTGCAGTGCCGCATCATCGGCAACATTTTTGATGGCAATGGTGGGAACTGTGTTCAAATCAACGCCAGCGCAGCCGATACCATCATCGAAGGTAATATCGCGCTCAACGTGGGATATCAGGCCAGTGGCGGAACGGCCAATAGTATCAACGGGATTTACTTGAACGCGACCAGGTGTGTGATCCGGAGCAACTACTTTGAGAGTGATGCGTCAGCCACGCCAAAGACCAATTCATTTATCAAGATTGACACGGGCGCGACCTACTGCCTGGTCGAAGGCAATACGCTCAATGTGAAGGCAAATAGCGGCACGCTTACCGCGCCGATCTACTTTGTGAGCAGCCAGCCCGCCGGATGCCGCGTCCGGCAGAATGTCGGCTACGACTCGGTCAACTCGAAGGCTATTTTCGTGACCGAGAATCACGGAACGGCGCAGATTACTTCAGGCAATACGAGTGTGGTGGTCAATCATGGGTTAGCTTTAACACCCACACTCGAGCAAATCTCTGTGACGCCTCAGAACTCACTCGGCAGTGCCCATTTCTTCTGGATTGATACCATCACCAGCACCTCTTTCACCCTGCATGTAGATGCCAATCCTGCTGCAACTGTCAACTTTGGTTGGATCGCCCAAACGGGTTGGTAGATAAAGGAGCTTAACCGGTGAGCAGATTCGAGCTTCTCATTGCATCCTCATCTAGCAGCTCGGGCGGAGGCGGTGGAGGGGGCGGAAGCTTCACCATCGGGCAGAACTGCGAGCTGATCCTGGATGGCACCGGCTACTTTGTCCGGCCAGGCTCCTACAAAATGCACCAGCCCCGCGTGCGCAAAGCCACCGTGAGGGCAGATGGCGGCGAATCCTACGTTGATCTCGGCCCTGGTAAGCGCATCTGGAGCATGATTATCCTATGCATCAACGACCTGGTAGGATATGATGGCAGCTCTACCAACATGACCGGCCAGCAGTATAGAGATGCCCTACGCGCCTCATACATCAACTCGGTCGGGCAGACCATCAACTTCACAGATCCTCTCGGGAAAGTCGCCGTCGCGGTACATTTCGATAACTACATCGAAACCATCATGGACCTGCACACCCAACAGGTTCCACTGGCAACGGGCGCAGCCCCCGGACTCTCCTATCTCGTGGCGATTGAACTCGTCGAGGCCTAGCCTTATGCAACCGCAGCAGCAGGAAACGCCAATTGAGAAATTTGCGCGAGTGATTCTTCGCAAGCCGTTGTACCCCTATCAGGCCATCATTGCCAACGCCATTATTCACAGCATCAATAACAATCTTGGCCACATCATCACCGTCATGCTCTCCCGTCAGGCCGGAAAAAACCAGTTGTCAGCAGTCCTTGAAGCCTTTTTACTTTTCACTCGTCCGTCAGGGTGTATCGTCAAATGCGCCCCAACCTTCTCACCGCAAATCACCAACTCACACCGCCGCTTAATGTCCATGCTCGAAACAAAGGTCACATCCGGGCGCATCTGGACCAGTTACGGCGTCATTGGCCTGGCTCCCCGCGCAGACAAGGGACTCTTAAAGCGGCATGTTGGCCCATTTGTGCAGTTCTTTAGTGCCGATCCAGATAGCAATGTGGTAGGGGCAACGGCCTCCATCCTGCTCGAAGTGGATGAAGCCCAGGATGTCCTACCGGAGAAGTTTGATCGTGATTTTCGACCAATGGCAAGTACAACCCGTTCGACTACGGTCATGTATGGCACCGCGTGGAGTGACGATACGCTGCTCGCGAGGCAAAGGGCGGTCAACCTGGAGATTGAAGCGCAAACGGGAGAAAAGCGGCACTTTGAATTCGACTGGACAACTCCCGCCAGTGTGAATGAGAACTACCGCAAGTTTGTTGAGGATGAGATACGCCGACTCGGTGAAAATCACATTGCCATACAGACCCAGTATTTCTTGAGGCCCATATCCGGAGCTGGGTACTTCTTGAATGACCTGCAGCGCACCATGATACAGGATGTTCACTCCTGGGAAAGTGAAGCCACCGAAGGCACAGGTTTCTATGTCGCAGGCCTGGATGTTGGTGGCGAGGAACGAGTCGATCCGGCTGATCCAACGAAGGTTAACACCAAACGAGACTCAACGGTGCTGACCATCGGGCGTGTGAGTTTCAACGAGTTGATGCTACCAGTGCTTGAGATTGTTCATCAAGCCTGGTGGACCGGCATGCATCACGTCGAGCAATATGCGGCGGTCTGTGACTATGTAGCCAGGTGGAATATCAAAAGATTGGTGGTGGATGCAACGGGCGAGGGTGCAGGGCTGGCTTCCTTGTTGATTGACAAATGGGGCGAGGAGCGAGTAGAGGCCTTCAAGTTCTCGCGGCCATCGAAAAGCAGATTAGGATTCCAGGTCCTGGGGATGATAAATTCAGGGAGATTGAAGTTGTACGCGCAAGGGGGAGCGCCGCAAGAGATAGCAGAGGAATGTTGGGCGCAACTCAGGAAAGCGAGGTACAGGTTGCCAGCGCCGGAGATCATTGATTTTTATGTGGCAGCCGGTGAAGGCCATGATGATTTCTTGATGAGCCTGGCCTTAACGACTGAAGCCGTCGAGGGAGTGATGAAGCCTGCGGAAAGTACGCTTGTTGTGCCGGAGAAGATGTATCCGGGGGAGAGCCGATACTAAGTGAAAGGTGATACGTTGAGGAGATTGATTCTGATTGATAGGGGCATACATGGCATTATGAAACAACGAGCAATTTCAACAGCCTTACTCTTTTTCATCGTCTTCTTGGGATATGGAATCATTCTCCAGCAGCATTTCAAACCTCATCAAACAACCAGGTCGATCTCATTCACCTGCATTGTGGCACTGGAAGATGGCATCAGTGAATTTTGTGTCAAGGGAGATCCAGGGGCGAGTGTGCAGATCTCCATCGAGTATTGTGATGGGAGCCATTTACTGAGTACGCCCATCACTGCACAGAAAGATATGCCGAACGAGTATCGTTGGATCTGGCTCAATAGTCCGGCTCCCTGCACTGGTAAAGCAGAGGCCTCGGCTATCGCCCGGTGGCAAGATGGAAGCCAGGCCGAAACCTCAAAGTCGTTTGTGGTCGTCAAACGGCATTAACCCCACCATTCCCACCTTCCCCGCATAGGAACGCCTGCGCGAAATCTGTTTAAATAGTTACCCTCCGGGGGCAGGCACGCATTCGCGGAACTGTTAAGTAATGACCCTGCCGGGAGCAAGGAACGCTACGCATCATGCCCTCTTTCTCTTGATAGTAAAAAAAGGAATGAGGGCATCATGCTCCGCGAAACTCTTACCACAAAGAAGGTGAAAGCATCATGATCTTTTCCTTTCTAGTTTAAAAAGGAAGAAAGATCATCATGCTTTCACTGCCTTTAAAGACCATAAGGAATGAGATGCCCGACTGGCCCTTTAAAGTACAAGGGGTAGGCCAGTCGGGCATCTCTCTCTTGAAAGTAACCCTGCCGGGAGCAAGGCTATTCCGCTGCGGCGGGTCTCTTAGAAGCTGACGCACATCCACCGTTACCGCGTTTAAGGCAGCCTGGTCAACTAGCGCAGCATTCAAGGTAGCGCGCCACCTGCCTATCTTGAAAGAGAAAAAGGAAGGGCGTGGCGCAACCCTGCCGGGAGCAAGGCTATCCGCTGCGGCGGGTTCTTGAAAAGCTGACGCGCACCCGACCGTTCTCGCGTTCCTCAAACGATACAGCAGGACACACCACATGGCCGAAAGGGCGAAAGAGACGAGCGAAGGAATCGGAGCGAGTACCAAGATACACAAAACAGCTTGCGCGTTGAGATAATCTCCCCGCGCACCCGCCAGAGCCATCAATGAAGTTGATACGATGATCGACAAAGCAGAGAGAGTAACGCCAGAGCGGAGCAAACCATTTCGCATCCGTCGCCGCATTCACCAGCGCCACCGCCTCCACTGTGATACCAGCCTCAAACTGCTCTCGTAGCTTCGCCATCCAACGCCCCTGCTGCGAGGATGAGCCATACTTGCCATAGGGAGGATTCAGATAGACTCGTCCAGGCCACAACCTCATTAGCCCATCCATCTCTCGATCATAGAAGCAGCGAGCCTGAACGAGTGTGTTTGCCTCCGCGCAGCTTGCAGGGTCCAGATCAATCACGCCCAGAAGCTGACGCACTACCTCAAGGTAGCGCGGGGGCGTATACCATTCGTGACTCTGTTTCATTTGCTTCGTTTGCTTCTGCGACAAGAATGCATGCTCCAATCACACGAGCCATCTCCGGCATCACCGAGTTTCCGAGGGCGGTAAGGCGGTCCAGTCGAGAGGGAATCCCAGGATCGCTTCCGAAAACCGAGGGTTGCCGTAGGCTTTGCTCAAGTGATGCCAGTACGCACCCACGCCGATCCAACTGAACGGAAGGCCCTTCTCGTTGCGTGAAATAGCCCATTGGGATGTCACATAAGAGCGCCTCCCGTCGTGAGCCTTCGGGGTAGGCAATAATGAAGAGACGGGGGCGATAGTGGGAGTAACCGAGGGCGGCTGCCGATAAACGACACCACTCCGCATCATACCCGACTCCGGCCAGGTCGCCAAGTATTCGACCAAGAGGGGCAGCCGCTTTTTGTGCTGTCCCTGCATAACGCAGGGCGTCAACGTTTTCCACGAGGACATATCTGGGTCGAAGCGCAACAATGGCACGCACAAATTCGCCCCACAATCCAGATCGCGCTCCATCAAGTCCCTCCCGGCGACGATTAGCAAGGCTCACATCCTGACACGGAAAGCCACCAGCCAGCACATCAACCGGCTCCATTTGAGAGAAATCAAGCTGGCAAATGTCGCCATAGCGGGGAATATGCGGCCATCGATAAGCAAGAAGGCGACAACAATATGGAGAGATTTCAACCTGCCAGGCAATACGAAAGCCACCAGTCTGCTCCAGGCCAAGATCGATGCCGCCGATGCCGGTGAAGAGTGAACCAACGGTGAGCATTTTTGCTTTTAGTATAAAGAGGGTTGAAAAACACCATGAATTTTTTTTGAAAAAAGGGGCAAGGTGGCAGCGCAAAAGGGGGATGATAGCGTGATGACGACCCACACCCACAACACTTAACATGGTACAAGAAAAAAAATTGCATGTCAAGGATACCCTTCGGCTTCGTTCCATTCCGTTCCGTTCCATTCCATTCCGTTCCGTTCCATTCCGGGAAATGCCGCTTTCAACACTTAAGCTTTCTCGCCATCGAAACAACGCGGCATTTCCCTCCATTCCACTACACTCCATTCCATTCCACTACACTCCATTCCACTACGTCCTTGACATGCAATTTTTTTTCTTGTAGTGCTGCTCGCTGTGTTGTTGGTGGTGGGGGTCTTTGTGCGTTTCTTGTTTCCTGCGCGGTTGTCGGCGTTCGCGGCGTTTTTTTGTCGGCGTCTTGGTCTTGCGCCCCGGCCTGGGTGGGTTTCCGCTCGTCTCGGGCGGCCTGGTGCGCGTTTTGGGCGGGGCTTCGCGGCGCGCGGCCTTTTCGCCCGGCTGCCCTGCTCTTGTTTCCTTTGCCTGGTTGCTCGTGCCGCGCGGGTGTCGTTCCCCTCCTTTTGGCGCCTTCGCGCTTGTCGCCCGGCTGCCCTCGTCGCGCTCCGGCTGCCTGCGTGCCGTTCGTTCCCTTCGCCCCTCCCCGCCCCGCCCCTCGCGTGCCGTCGCCTTTTCGCGTTGTGGGCGCGGCTGGTCGGCGCTCGTTCCCTTTTTGAAAACACAGGTGGGGTGCTGTGGCGCGGCTGGTCGCGTGTTGTTGTTCCTTCGTCGCGGGCCTTCCCTGCCTTCGCGCCTTTTCCGTCCGGTCGGTCTGTTTTCTATGCGCGTTACTTTTCCGTTTCCTGCTCGTTCTATAAGTAGATGCGCTTTTGTTCCTGGCCCCTCCTGCGCGGGGTGGGCGTTCTTTCTGGGGGTGTCCGGTGGTCTCTTGCTCTTCTTCTGCCTCCGTTCCTGCGGCCCTTGCGCCCGCTGTTTCTTTCGTTCGCTCGCTTCCGGCTGGTTCCCGTGTCGCGGTGCTCGGGTCTCGCGCCTGGGGTTCGTCTCCTTCCGCGCCTGCCTCGCTGGTTCGCTCCCTGGTTGCGGCCCTGCCTGCCGGTTCGGTGGTCGTCTCCGGTGGTGCTTCTGGCGCTGACGCGCTGGCTGTCTCTGCGGCCCGTTCGCGTGGTTTGTCGGTCTCGGTCTTCCCTGCCGCCTGGTCCTCGCTCGGTCGGGGCGCTGGTGTTGCTCGCTCGGCTGCGCTGCTGCGCTCGGTTTCTTGCGCCGTCGTCTTTTCCTGCTGCGGTTCTCGCGGTTCGGCGGCTTCTGTGGCTCTCGCCAAAAAAATGGGCGTTCCAGTGTTCGTCGTTTCCTGCTCCTGCGCGGCTGCTTCTGGCGTGTCGGCCCCCTCGCTTTGGGGCTGATCGCCCCGCAAAAAAGACCCGCTGGCCTTCCTGGTCGGCGGCTTTTTTGTGTCCCCAGTTCGTTCGTGCTTCCCCCAGGTTTCGCCCCTCCCCGCCCCACCCCTGGCGTGCTTGCCTTGCTTGCGCTACACAAGAGGTTCATGCCTCATCCTGTACACAAGAGAACAATGTGGCATGGATGCAGGAATAGAGCCAGTTTAGCCAATTTTTACGTTACTTTTACGTATCCAAATCGTTCTATATACAGAGGGGCAAAAAACGGATGGCCCTCAAAACGCCCATCTTGGGCCTCAAAGAAAGGAATTTCACTCATGACCACTCTCAAGACTCAGACCTTCGTTTACTCCAGCCTGTGCTATTGCTGCTTTTGGCAGCCAATGGCGCATACACCAGAGCAACACGCGGCCCTGGTTGCGCAGCCTTTTGATCTCAACCTCGACTGCGAGCATTGCCTCAAAGCCGTTTTCCACACGCGCCGCCAGCATGTCGACTCTATCGCAGCCAGCCATAAAGCGCGCATCGCCGCAGGTCTGAATCTCTTCTTTGCTGGTTTCGCGCAGGACCTGAATTGCGCTCTTTGCGCAGCAGGCACCAGCCACAACAAAGAGCAGCACGAAACGGCGCTTGCACAGTTCTATACCGAGCTCGACCAGCTCATTGCCGAGCTGGTCGAAGCCGAAGGCGGCCAGCCATCAGACGCGGAGATGAAGCGCATGGCAGCCTACTACGGCGAGGATGAGGGTGAGGAAGGCGAGCCAGAGCAGCCCGACCCTGCCGAAGCCTACGACATGCAGGACCCCTACGAGGCATATCTCGATAGCCTCATCTAAACAAAAAGCCTTGCCAGTGGTGGGACACTGGCAAGGCCCTCGAAACCAATCGTCCGATTAGTCTCAGCGAAGTACAAGGAGTATACCAGATGACTACCCAAATTGCAAGCCAGCAGCCCCAGCTCCAGGCACATACCCCCGTTTTCCGCAAGATTGCACAAGATCATTATCAGGTGGAGAGTTATACCCATCCTGGCAAATGGTACAGCATCAAGTACGTCATTGCAGAGTTGTCACACAAGACCATTAAGCGGTGGATTTGCTCTTGTCCAGACGCGCAGGGTCCGCGCCACAACGGCAATTGCAAACACCGCCAGGACTTCCTGGCCTATCTCGATTCAGAGATCAAACGCAGGCAGCTTGAAAAGGCACAGCGTTCCCAGGAGCATCAAGCCTATCTGGAGCGAGTGACACGCCTGCACATCCAGGATGCAAAGAAGCGCGAGCAAAAGGCAGAGTCCGACTATCAGGCATTCCTTGCCAGCTATCGACCTTGCTGCTATCCGGCTTATTTGGATGAGGAGCGATAGCCATGAAAGCGAAAAGCTACCAGCTCCAGGATGTCACCGTATGTGGTAGGGGAGCAATCCCCTACCACCGAGCGAGGAGATAGATCATGATTGAATACGCTATCGCAGCACCAACCGTCGAAGATGACCTGACAAGCGCCCGAACCCTGGCCCACGCTTTCGCGCAGGAGGAAGCCGGACGCCCTGGCAATGATACCAATATGGCCCGTGAACTGGCGTATCGCCATTTTACGGCGCTCATCATCGACAGCTACAAAAGGCACTATCTTCTCTGCGAGGATATGGGCCAGTACGAAGAGGAATTTATCTCAACGTTTGTGAAGGTCTATACCAGCACGCGCGTCGAGTTAGGACGCGCCATGATTGCAGGTCTATACAATAAAAGGGAATCGGCTTTCACACCGATTCCCTTAAATGAAAGGACTTTTGATGAAAGATACACATATAGCTTTAGAGATAGAGCGGCGTTGGCAGGAAACGATGAAAGAGGCTACCAAATGTTCTCGCTGCAAGAAGAAAGGGCAACCTCTTCGAATGTGTTGCCACCGTTATTTATGTGACTACTGCCATTTTCTTGAATGTCACTTCTCAGATTATTATCAATCTGATAAAGCGGGGCAGTAAGAAAAAAGCAGGTTAGGGATTGCTCCCTAACCTGCTTTTAATTCAGGCTCTTCTGGCGGCTTTTTATGCCGTTCCCTATATCGCCTTTGCCTGATAGCATTCGGAGTCGGTTCCTTGTGCTTCATACGGCCAGCCCCTCGCTTATAGGTCAGGCTCTTCACCTCTCGATAGGGATAGAGATTCAGACGCCCTGGTTCGAGCGGTTCTGGATGCAATTTTCCCTGATCAACCAGGTCTCCCACCTGCCGCCTCGGAACAGCGATTCCTCCAGAGTTGGCAGAGATCACCTCGACCACTTCCGCATGCAGCAGCAGGTCATCATCCTGAAAATCCCTTTTGAGTCGCTTTGAATAATGGCCCATCCTTTTTTGCCTCCTTGTCTGTTCTTACAAAACATAACGTGCCAGCATCAAAATTCGTAACATTTGATGTTACTTTTTCGATTTCGGCACGTTATAATATGTGAGAGGCAAAAACGGATGGCCCTCTCCCCGCGCCGGTATGGGCGCGAAGAATCTCACACGAAAGGAGTATACCAGACATGCTCAACATCGGTCTATGCGAGGAAACTACCTTGCTTGATCTGCTGACCAAGCCAGAATTGAACCTGGCTGAGTGGATGGTACGCGAATGCGACGAATTCGGCCCCTATTACTTTCCCCTGGCGAACATGATCACCGAGGAAGACCCGAACGGCGACCATGCCTACTACTGGAATCGCCCAGTAAAGATCATGTGGAATGAAGACATGAACCGCGCCCTCATCGTCGCCCTCGACCATATCGAACGCGACAACGGCGACCCGGCTACGACCATTTTGATCAAACAACAGAAGGAGACAAAGTAACATGCATGTCATCACCCTTATTGTTGGCGGCCAGCTCGGCCCCGAGGAACGCGGCCTTCTCATGCGCCATGACGCCTTTATTGTCAGCCTCGAAGGCTTGACACTCATCGAAGTCGCTTGCCTCAGCGAATGCCCGCCACGCAGCTACGAAGCGGTCATCAGCTTCCCAGATGAGGAGACCTATTACCTGGCCTACCAGTTCAACCATGACGCAAGCGCGAACCGCCTGCGCCTGCGCCGTCAGTAACACAACAGTCAGCGGGAGCGGCCCTCGAAGCCGTTCCTGCCATCACCAGATTGAAAGGATACGATACCAATGGAAATCATGAATACCGTCGACCTTTTAAGCCGCGAATCGCGCGTCGTTCGCCTCGACGAGTCCTACGGCTACGAAATCCATGAACTCTTCGCCGAGATCAACAGCGAGGCTGTCACCATTCACCGCATTGGGAGCGTGAAGAAGCCGAAGCAGTTCTATCTCGCCGCCTCAGAACTCGACGCGCTGTGTGAGGCGTGGCAGACCTACAAGCGCGAGCGCGAGGCAGCCCAGGCCGCCGAAGAGGAACGCCAGAACCAGGTGATTGCGCTGGCTTACGAGATTGCCAGCCAGGTGAGCAGCGTCCAGATCAAAGAGAGCCAGGCCAAAAGAGGCCAACGAGTCTGGACCATTTCCATCGAGCCACTCAGGTATGACCGCGCGTACTCCAGCGCAGATAACCTGTTCTCCGGTCTACTCGATGCGCTCAAAGCGTGGCAAGCCAAAATCCTTCAGAAGCAGGAAACCCGCGCCAAATTCCAGCATTTGCACGAGATGGAACTTGACATCTGGATGCGCGAAGAACTTCAGAAGGCGACCAGCTTCCTCGACCAGTACGAGCAAGCCCTCGAAGAGATCAAGCGCGTTCTTCCCTTATTCCCCTCCCAGGTCAGGCAGGATCAGGATGATGATCCCTTCCTGCCCGATTTTCCAGACGAATAAACCGACCAACCAGGGAGCGGCCCCACAGCCGCTCCCCACTCACTCCACAGGAGAAGCATGTCTGGCCGCCAAAGAACTGATTACCGACCTCAGCCACCAGTACAAGGAGATGCGGCAGTCTCGCAAAAAGAGCAGCAGCTAAAACATTTCCAGGTCCTATCTTGAAAAGCCTTGACAATCAAGATAGGACCTGGTATACTTGAAACATATCAACAATCAAGTTTTTAAGGGGGTATTTCCAAATGGCAACAACTTTGTTTGAACTCCTCGAGTCCCTCGAGCATGACACCAACCTCTACCTGTTTCACGGCACATGGAAGCCGCTCACCATCCATGAGGCATTTGTTCACCTCATGATGCAGGCAACCCGCCCAATCCAGGACCCGGAAGGAGAAGATCAATTATTGGTTCAGCAGCGCGATTTTGCCAGAAAGCACCTGAACAGCCTGGTCGAGTGGAACCGCCTACAGCCCGGTTTCTCGGATGAAGACGCCGAGAAATACGCGCAGGGCATCCGGGGAGAGATCCGCTTCTGGAATGAGGACGGACGACTTGAGCAAGAACCGTTTTACCTCGTGAAAGAGGGCGACGGCGAACTGCTCGAGGATGCCTCGCTCTTCAGAAGCATGGCAGGACGCGAAGCCACCTTTTATATCCTGCTCCACAAAAAGGATGCAGCAAACGTGCAACACGCGCTACACAAGTTGGGCGTTCCCGTTCCCGCCTATGCACTCTATGACCAGCTTCCGTATGGCTACCCGGATGAGTACCAGGAGCGCACCTTGATCGCCCGGCTTGATCTCTCCACCATTGACGAGGACCTAAAGCCATATACCGATGACTTCGGCGGCGGTATGCGTCTCAAGCAGTTCGATTTCTCCGATGCCAATAAGCGCCTGGAAAAGTTGGAGCCACTTATTCGCGACATCCCTGGCGTTATCCACCTTGCTACAAAGGTAGCGCAGTAAAGCACCTGGCTACCGGTAGATGATACCGGTAGCCACACAGACAGGAGCATTTCATGAACCCACAGCAGATTATCAAGCACATCGTTGGAATCTATCTCGTTCCCGGAAAGCAGTACCCGCAGCCACTTCCCGCCGAGTTGCAGCCCTGGTATTGTTACACGCGAGATGGCGGTCACTCGATTGTTTGCGCCATCAAGAGCTTGTATCGACCAGGTGGATCGCCTGATGATTTCCTGGTCCCGGTGCCGGTGAAGACGGTCTTACGCGGGTATAGCCAGCAAAATGGGTACATCCTGGTTGATGTGCCATATAACAGCCAGGTTGGATTAATGGTTCCAGAGGAAGACGATGAATTCTAAAGGCAACTGGGGCGGCAAGCGGCCCGGATCAGGACGCTTACGCCAACGATTGAATTTCACGGTTGAGCAGGCGAGACTCATTCGCCTGCTTACCCGCCACAGACGAGACATCCTCAACCAACCAGACTTGACTGAAGAGGATACAGTGATGTCCCTGGTTGAGAACGCATGGCATGATCTAGACGAAGGATATCAAGAAGCGGCGAAATTGGCTGAAGAGTCCCACTAGTGAGCGCAATTGCGCTCACCCTCTTGCTCTATACTTGGAGCAAGGATTGACACCGTTTGAGCGATTGAAAGGAGTAAAAAGCGATGCAACTCACCTGGAACAACAACAAAGGAGAGGAGTAAGCAGCCATGCAATTCACGATGGTTGATGGAGCAACACAGCCAGGGCGCGTCGAGCAGCTTGTCGAGCAGGCACAGGCCAGGAGCAGGTATTGGGACCTGGGCAGCTTTTTGTTGGCTCCCCCAGAAACACTCCGTTTCTGGTTATGGCCTGACGGCCGTATCATAGCCTATGCTCGATTTCATGAGGACAACCCGGATGATCTCTGTGTGTTTGAAGTCGATTTGGACTACCGAGGAGAGGGCTATGGATCAGAGATCATCCAGGCCCTCATGCGCGAGAAGCCCAACTTGCAGCTTTGGGGCGACTGCGAAAGTCGCGCCGCTCGCCGCTTCTGGCGCAGGATGGGATTAGAGCCTGGCGATTTGGTCCGATGATGAGTGATGAGCAAGTACGGCGATGTAGCAATTGTGGCAGGGAAGGGCCATCCTCGTACTTCCCTGGCTACGGCAATCAATGTAAAAGGTGCCTATCCGCTAAAAAGGCGGACTGGTATCAGCGCAAAAAGCGGCGCATTCTCAAAGGCAGAGCCGAGCGCCGACGGCAAAAGAAAGAAAGGATAAGGGAGCAATCATGACACTTGGCGAAATCATTGAGGAATGTTACGAGTTTCCCCAGATCACCATCGAGGGCGAGTGTGGAGCGTTCGATATCAGGCACGCCTGGGCCTTTGGCATTCCAAAGGCCGATCTACAGATACAGGCCGAACTCGTACAGGATTCCAGCAATCCATCCTGCTGTATGATCTGGCTAGAGGGCAGCCGAGGTGAGCCGGACTACCTCCTCAAAGATGTCCCGCGCGAGTTGGGCAAACGGCTTCAGGCAGAAAGCGCGTTTCCTGATGAGTAAGAAGATCATGAGGAAGCCAAAGCAGATCCGGATCGCCTATTGCCAGCGTCCCGACTGCGGGAAACAAATCCCGCCCGAGAAGCTGGCGAAGAGTCCACGTATGAAGTATTGCTCGCGGGAGTGTGATATCGAGATGCGCAAGCGCTCCGGACTCTACAAAAGGGCCGGAGCCATCGGCAACCAGGTACAGGCACAGATCAAGCACAAGACCGGCAAGATTCCGCAGTATGAGAAGCGCGTGAAGGCTGCGCGCCTGAATCTGGAAAAGGCGCATCAGGCCAGGAGATCGAGCGACCGAGAAGAATCAGAAGAATCTACGAGAAAAATCAGAGATACTTCTGATTGAAAAGCAGGAACGGTTTTGCTATACTGTTTCTATCCGGTTGGATTTGAAACACTCTTAACCGCCCTCGCTATAGCAGGCAAACAAAAACACCCGAGGCACGCACTACACCTCGGGTGTTTTTGTGGTTTCGAGTATTTCGATTGTTTCGAATAGTGCGTTTCTTACATTCCCTCAAGCGCCAGATGTTGCTCGAATTCCGCACGCGCCGCATCATAGACCACCTGACTCTGGATAATGCGACACACCGAGGATTGCCCCGATCCCGTTGGAGCTGCGCTATCGGTCAAAGTAATCCCATCGTATAACTGCAAAGCCGGATTCGGCGGGACTGTCACCGTGTGCGCCACCTGCCCCCTTTGTTCTTGCGCGAGCAGAGACGCCGCGCGCGCCGCGCATTGCGCGGCGCTGGTCAGCTTCTGATCCACGTGATGCAAGAGTCTTTCCACCAGAACCAGCGCCACATTCGTATCATCATACGCCTCAGCTTCTGTCAAGGCATAGGCCGAGCCACCCGTTGGCGGCTTGCCACTCACAATCACGTGATTCGCCCGTTCGTCATCCGTCCCAAACACCACGATCTCGATTTCCGGCTGATATGACCATACCGACGGATCGCTCGCAGACAACTCCCGGAATTGCATCACCTCACTCTGGTCGAGGAAGTACCACAGACCATAGGTGTTACACAACTCGTTTAGGGCTTGCCGGTAGGTCTGACCGGCATGCAGCACGAACTGAGGAATGGGCTGGCCGGTGTTCGCAGTCTGGGGAATCGCATAGTTCAAGAGGCCAGCCCTGGAGCAGACCTCGGCCACCAGCCAGGCCACCGTTTGACCGAGATAGGTCATTTGCCACCGGCATTGCCGATCCAGGTCCCGCGAAAGGTCATAGGCCACCAGCTTCACCTGGTTCTGTTCGGGCGAGCGCTCGATCAAGATTTGATTAATGCGATACGTGCCAACCTGCACCATGTCCTTGACGACTGACGGCGAACCGACGTAGTAGCCCTCGCTCAAAACAATCGAAGCATTCGGCCCAATTGGCTGATAGTTGCTCCCGAACGGAGAACTGATCAGGCCATTCAAAGCCCCTTGATTATTGTCCAGCACAAGCTCCAGTTTTGCCGGTTTCTCGCCCTGTTCGTGGCGCGAGTAGCTAAGGAGAAGATTCGAGCAGTCGAGATACTGCCAGGGATTCGAGACGCTGTAGGCTCTGGCTGAATACACGCTTGCCATCGTAAAGGCGTAGAACCGCGTTCCTGCGCTTTGCGAAATATTCTCGATGATGCACGCGCCATATGAGGCCGTGAGAGGATGCAGTATCCAGCCGGTTGACCAGTGAATGAGGTCGCTCGACTGCCTCACCCGAGGATAGGAATAGACCGTTCCAGTCAAGGCCCCGGTGTCCGACTCGATACAGATCAGCCAGTACACTCCATTGAAATACTGAAGACGAGGAGCCAGGCGGCCAACGGCTGTACTGGTTGCCGGTGCAATCACCGAGCCAGCCGACCAGGCGTTTGTGTTCGGATTATAGGTGCAGGATGAGAGCGTGTACGAATCACTGTAAACTATCGTGTAAACTGACCCATTCCACGCGGCATCACAGCCCGCGCCGTAACTCAAGACCGGCAATGTCCAGGCATGCAGACTTCCCCAGGCTCCCCCGGAGTAGAAGCACGCGCCGAGGTTCTCGCCACCGGCCACGTCGTAGATAAAAAACACATCGTTATTGCCAGCGCTGCCAATGCCTTTGCAGAGCGCTCCCCCAGGCGGCGAGACAATCGCGCCGGGGAAGTTCCAGCTCGCCCCGTTATCGTTGGAGTACCAGTTATAAATCGCGTTCCCGCCCGTTCCCTGCTGCGCGTAAATATGCACAGAGCCATCAGGCCACACTGACACCGCGATTCCGCCATCCTGGAACATGTTGCCTGAGCCACCTGGAAGCGCCGTCCAGCTACTCCACTGCGCGGCATTCGTCGGATCGGTGATCTTCTGCACGAAGATCGTCCGGTCGAAGCCGGAGCCACCTCGCGAGATGTAGGCCCGAATGATGCTGTTGTCAGCAGCCACCGCCGCATCATGCCAGGCGTCTGAATTGCCTGGTGCCTGGTAACTCGTGAAATGCGGAATTTGATCTTGTATTTGGACCTGGATAGCAGGACGCCGCGTCAATTGACCGAGCGCGGCAGTTAAGGGAGCATCAAGGGTTCGTACCATTCAGGCAACCTACAAGGCTTTCGCCAGTTTCTTACATTCCTTGAGCAAGGCCGAAGGAGTCAGGCCCGTTTTTTTAAAGAAAGGCACGTCGAGGATATGCCGCTCTTTTAAACGCTGCTCAGCCAGGTCGTTTCCACTCATCAGCACAAACTGGACTTCCTGCGGTGCAATCTCTTCGCGCAGCCGCTTGATGAGTTCGGCCCCATCGATGCCGCCCGGCAGGTTTAAATCGACAACTACCACCTCCGGCAACTTCTCGCGGTTGAGCTTCAGGCCGAGCAGATCGCGCAGGGCATCGACCGCGTTATACCAGCCACGCGACTCATGACCGGCCAGCAAGAGACCAGTGCGGTACAACTCGTTCAGGTCAGGATCGTCTTCCACAATTCCTATCAACATTCCATGCACCCCTTTTCTTATTTGTATCGTTCTACGATACATCGAAGCTGATGAATACTCAGTGTAATTGCCGAGATTCACTAGCGTCAATAGGTAGAAATACCTACCGAACAAGCTACCGGAGAGGCGGCATATCACCGAGCAGTGCGCGCAAGAGTTCATCTTCATGGCCGCCGCTTGAGGATTCGCCCTCGACCTGCCGCCGAAGTTCGAGCAGGCGGGCGATGACCATCGCGTGCTTGCCTGCTGCAATGGCGGCATCCTTTGGCTCGATATTCTGCGGATTGGCTGCCGCTATCAAGTCGAGCGCGTGGCGTTCCAGCGCGTCGAGCAGCGTATTGATGCGCCGCAGCGTTTCTTCTGACATGAGCGCAGCCGCCTTTCGTTCCTTTCAGTCAACTGACCGCGAAGCGGTAGCCGCGATCAAGCGGCGTTGTTGACTGTTTTCCAAGATCGCCTCTACCGCTTAGAAGACATAGCCATGCGTGAAAAAACTCACGGTTGCAGCATTGTTATTGGCCTTGATGTCAATCTGGCCGTTGGCATCGACTTGCAGGATACCGCCGCCGTTGACGTACTGGCCAGCCACCTGGAGATTGCCGATGGTGTCATAATTGGCGATTGAACCGTTGTGCGGAGCAAGCTGGATCGAGGTTCCAACATTCGCGCTAGTGAAGTAGGCTTTATAGATCACACCTAAAGCACCGGCAGGAATCCCGCCCGCGCCGGTGACTGAGTAAGTTGCTACTGTGTTCGCCGCAATGTTTTGCGCATTAACCCATTGATAACCAGCGCAAAAGACCACGCGACCCGGAGTTGGTGAAGGGACGCCGCCGCTTCCGTTGGGATAGCAAGCCAATACGACCGCATCAGCGTAGTTGTTGGCATCAAAGAAGAGAACAGCGCAGTACGCACCGGCCACGACGCTCGTACCATCAACCGAGTTGGAGATTGGCACGTTCTGCAGCGCTGCGCTAGTGGCTTCCAGGAGCAGCACCGTTGCGGTGTATGAGACAGGATTGAAGGATTGAATAATTCCGCGCCGGATTGCTTGCACTTCCGTACTTCCCAGCAGAGCCTTGCACACTTCCATTCATCTGTGGAAGTGTGCAAGGCAAGTAGCATAACTAAGCGTCGTCGGATGCCTGGCCTTGCGAGTACGCCGCATCCGAGCCGGTGCGCGCGTGGAAGCTGGCCGAGGTATAGGACGTGTTCAGCACGCCGTTAATGGTTGTGGCAATCTGCGAAGCCGAGAGCGTCGCATTGGACGAGATGAGGATATAGGTGCCATCGGTTGGCAGGTTGCCGTCTGCCGCCTGCTGGTAATAGTCCAGCGTGCGCAGGTTGACATAGGTGCCTATGGGACCATATGCGCCGCCGTTATAGCGACCTAAAAACAAGAGTTCCGCAGCATCTAACATACGAGGTTCCTTTCTTGATAAGGGATTGGTTAAGCCTGGATTACCCAGGGGATATAGTCGAAGAGTTGGGGAGTTATGCCGCCCCAGTTGACTTCAACGCGAAACGCGAAGTTACCAGCGCTGGCAACATCTAACGAGGAGGGCGACCATTGAATAATCGCCGGTTTGTTCTGCACGATGGAGATCGGCCCGGTACTGGTGCGCAGCAGGGTATAGATCGTCGTCGGGCCATTGGTGGTGACTGAGTAGATCAAGACGCTCAAGTGCCCAATGTTCTCATTGGTCAGATCAACGATCTTGCTCTCCTGAGTCAGAGGGATCGTCATAGGAGTAAGTTGCCCAACAGGCCAGGGAGATACGCCCATTAGTAACCCCCTCGAGAAGTAGCTACCACATAGCCATCCCTTGATGTCGATACCACATAGCCATCTCTCGAACTAGCCTCGATGATGCCATCGCGTGAGCAGGCCTCGACCATTGACCCACTCCCACCGCTCGCACTCGACCAGGCGGGATACGAGGCAATATAGGTTGCCATCGCCGAGTAGGCCAGCAGGTAGGTGTACGCATTGTTCACGACCTGGCTGATCGACTTCTGCACCGTACTCACCGTCGTTGGTACAGGGTTCTGTCCCTGCGCAGGGGGCAGACTCACGATGGATTCCTGCGCCGTTGGGTCCATCGTGAAGATGCCCACTTTGGAGCCACCGCCCAGCCGCATAGCGTCCATCATTTCCTGGTTGTACTGCGCCTGAACCGCCTGGCTGACGAGCTGGCTAGAATTGCCGTACTGGTCAGTGTTGGCATTCACAGTATTCCAACCATACTCACAGCACCAGACCTGTTGATGCTGGCCGTACTGCGCAATAATTGCCAGGATTGTCGCCAGTTCTGTGGCGACTGATGGCGTGTTGGAATCCTGCGTGTTGGGATCGAGACCTGCGCTACTTCCATCGCGGTAGTAGTGGAAATCCAACCAGTCTGCATTCCCACCAATCCCGCCCGAATAGGTGTACAGGTTCGTCATCCAGTTTTGAATGTGGCTGAGTGCTGAAGTGGTGGTTTTGCGCACCGCGCACAGCCCAACCTTGCATTGTGGATGCACCGCTTTGATGGCCGGATAGCAGGTCTGAGCCACAGGCACGAGCCACTGTGATTGAATATCGCGAGGCGTGTGGCTGCTCGAATCGTAGTCCTCATTCTCCAGTTGGATGGCATCGAGGTACATCGGGCGGCCAGTCCAGGGACTGGCTACTGTTCCGTTATAGCGATTGGCTACAGCGCTCGCAAAAGTACGCCAGGCCGTAGGGTTGCCATAGTTCCCGCTCGCAGGAGGCTGCGTACTGCCATCGGTCGGGCTGATGGTCCTATACGGAGTTGGAGGGTCCTGAAGCGGCCACAAGATGCGGATGCCGAAGGCGTTACACAGCGAGACCGCATAGTCCGAATAGCTCCAGTTGTAATTGCCGTCGGCGTTCGGCTCCACAACCTTCCAGTGCAATTGGTAGCGCAGATACACGCCAACTCCCCAGCCCATAAGATCCTGCATCGTTTGCCAACTCAAGAAAGGCGTATTGTTACTCGGGACCTGCAAGGTCATCACATAGGGCAAGTCCGGAACCGATGAAGGTGGAGAAGGCCAGGCGTTCGGATCAGCGACGATGAACGAGTCATAATTCATCGTGTCACCGGCTGCGTTAGCATTGCCGTAGACTCCACATTGCCCCGGAACAAGCAACTGCTGCGTCGAGTCGGTTGCCGTGATCCACCAGCTTCCCGCGAGGGCCGGGTCAGTCTCGCCATCGCGCCAGTACGAGACTTTGAGATTATTGACCGGTACGCTCGTAATTTGAAGCCTCACATAATAGCCAGCACTGGCCGGTGGAACCGCAATCGAGGCAATCGTGGTAGGGCCACCCAGCACAACCTTCTGTAAAAAGAGCGTGCCATTCTGATAGGTTGCCCGGTAGTAGTTTGTCCCACCATTGGAGTTATAGCGGCCTACCGGGCCGAGTACATCATTTGGCGAGGTGCTACTCAAGTGGCAGGTGATGTCCGCGTCCTGCAAAATGGTCGAACCCAACAGCATGACGTTCTTACTGGTATCTCCGCTGAGCGTTCCCTGCGAGCCGGTAAAGCCGAGCGTCGCGGTTCCATTCGGATGCGACCAGTTTAAGCCAGAGGAGGCGGGAGACCACACATTCGGTGATCCCCGGCCTCCTGTGGCAAAGGTGTCTTGCAGCCGCGTCGTACCTGTTCCCATCGCTTAGTATTCCACCCAATCGAATTCAGCCGCCCAGGTTGAGGCCGCGTTACTGTTGATGTAGAGCGCCACCGAGTTCACTGAGACTCCTGCTGGAAGCAGAATGCCGGGCCGGTTCGCCAGGAAGTCAAAGGGCGTGTTACCGGTGGTAGCACCTGGCATCACCTGGTTGCCGTTCAGCGTGGCGATGTTGGTGTTCTGACCCTCAACCGTCGCGACCGAGGCAGGGCCGCCAGCTTTGAGGTTGTATGGCCCCATGCCTGTCAGACCCGTCAAAGCGGGATCTCCGGCATACATGTTGAGCTGGTGCTTGCCAATAGAGGTGGCGTAGTAGATGCGCGCTGCGAACACATAGATAGACTTGCCCGAATTGGCAGGGTTGACCAGCGCCAACCCCACCACCGCAGCGCCAGCAGGCGCAGCCTGCGAGCCGGTCGTGGCGCTAAACACCTGACCGTTTTGCAGCCACCCACGCAACTGATCCGCGCTCGGATAAGGATTGCTCACGCCCACAGGCGAGCCATTGATGTAGTTGGCCGTAAGCAATCTACCAGCAGAATCGACCAACATCCCTTGCACAACGCCAGAGGGATTAATGCCTCCAGCCAGTTCAGAGCCATCATTGCCAATAAAGCCGCTCATATCAGGCTCCTTTATTTACGCGGCCCTATACCACAACGAGGTAAAGGAGTCCCACACGAACAGGCGCGAGGTGAGGCCAGCAAGAGCAGCGCCAGCGCCATCTGCGACGTTTGAGGTGCCAGCCGCAGCCCAGGTAATCGAGTTGGCGGCAGCCGCTTCGTTCACCACCAGGCACATCTGCCCTGGCTGCGTCCCAGGCTGCAAAATCACGCCTGTGCGCGCAGCCGCCGGATTCACACGCGCCACCACCACACCCGCCGTCGCAATCGTGCCGCCCGCCCCAGGATCAGGAGCAGCACCACTACTCTGCGACACGCTCAAGTCAGCATTCGTAAGCTGAGCGTGCTTATTCTGCGTATCAACATTCCAATAGGTATTGAGGCCATCAGAGACGGTCTGCGCATTAGGATTCGGAATTTGTGCCATAGCTGATCAATCTCCTTTTCATTGATAGAGCAGGTGAAGTGTAAAGCATCACTTTACACTTCACCGTTACTGTTTCTCCTCATGGGAGATCAGCTAGCTAAATGCCCCTATACATTCCGCGGAAGTCTAAGACGGCCCCGCCGTACTCGTGACGCACCTTATACGATATGACATCTTGAGTAAAGTTGAGTCCGAATAATGGCTGATCCTGGATGAAGAGTGCAGGATTCACCTGGCCGCCAACGAAGCCGATTTCAATGGTGTCGATGGTTTTCGGGTCTGCGACGAGAAACCACTGAGTCGAGCTGGAAAGCTGCGGGGAAACGATAGGCTGGACATAACCCAGCATCGGGTTGATGTCGTTATTGTTGGAGCCTGGCACACCTGCCGACTTGGTAACGACCATCGCTGTCCATTCCAGTTCAGGCGGTACAACCAGGAAGCTGGGGCGCAGCCCTAAGCGTTTGCCGGCGAAGTTGGTTTGTTCGCGCATCGCGGTGACGCCTGTTTGCATAGCGGCACTACTCAAGTTGGCGGCTCCCAGGTTGGCGTGTGGAGCGCCAGAGGTAAACAGCGCGCTGCCATCGTAGATGTTCGGATTGGTGGAGAGGAACGAGTACACGAACTCGGCCAGGGTGTAAGCGGCAGCTACGGCCAATTTGGTTGGAATCTGCTTGATGGCTTGCAGATCGTCATTAATAATCGTTTCCCTGGATACCGTTACCAGGTTGCCCCGTTTGGTTGGGACATAGGTTGCCGCTGTGTCCGTCAAGCTAATTGTGGTATAAGCGGTGTCTTCCGGGACGGTCGAAAGGGAGCCGAATGCGCCCAACCGGACGCGGGTTTGCTGTTTGAAATCTTTAATCGGAGTGATAACTACCCACTTTTGCCACTCCGCAGGCCACGCCTGGTAGTCCTTCAAGAGGCGCTTGTTCATGGATGTGCCAAGCAGGTAGGAGAAACTGGCAGTGGTGGTATCGGCCTCGGTCATGCGCGCAATGGGAGCATTCTCGCTGACGCGGATACGGCCCGGCTCGCGCACTTGCATACCGCTCATATCTGAGTCGCCAGTGATCCGCACGTAAGCCTCTCGAATCGAGGTGAAGCCGCGCACTCCGGCGAATCTGGCACGTTCGGAATCAGAAAGCATACTCGCCTTCGAGTCTTCGAACATCAGATCAAAGGCCGCCTGCAACTTCTCGGCCTCGGTAATCATCTCGCCAACGGCGGGATGCTCATAGCCCATATCACGAATGAGGCCAGTTGAGGCGAGGCCAGCCAGCATGGTACGCATGTTATTGATGTTTGATTCGAGTTCGCTTGCCTCGAAGATGCGGCCCTCGAACTGGCTGCGGATTTGTGCCTGCACAGCTTGCGGCAAATTGCAGGCGGCAAGCTGCCGGTCGAGCAGAGCGGCGCAGCGGTCGAGTTTGGCCTGCTCGATAATGCGCTGCTGTTCTTCACGCAACTGGCGCGCAGCTTCCTGCTCAGCGCGCAACTGCGCGAGGGCCGCTTCCTGCTCCTCGCGAATGCGGCGCACTTCAGCCAGGTCGATAGGAGCCTGGACCTGTTCAACGATGTGCTGCTGAGGAGCAACTGGCGAAGGTTCCGGCGCTGGGGCAGGAGCCGATGGAGTAACGGGAGTTTCTTGCTGCGTTGTAGAGGGGGCAGCAGGTTTCTTACTATCTGGCATGGAATCTCCTTGTGAGGAATGATGAAGGATGCGCTGGATTGAGCCGCCAGCGCTGGGGCGGGTAACGATATCGCACGAGTTGAGGCTAAGCACGCGAGTAACATCCTTTGCCTTATGAGCATCGGAATGCTGCCACGTGCCGAAGATATCCACAGACAGGCCGACCAGTTCAGGCCGTCCTAATGTGATGGCTTCTTTGACCATACTTCTGAGCCAGCCAGCCGCCTCTAAGATGTGCAGCGTGGCATCGACTCGGCCCGTCGGATTATCTGGATAATGCGGCGCGATGTATTGCGCGTTGTGATAGAAGCCGACCAGATCACGAATGCTGCGCACCTGGTCATCTGCAGGCGTCCGACCATGATCGGAGTAGGCACGAGCGCCTTCTATCAGGCGGGAAACTTCCTGTAAGGCTTCCTGATTGTAGAAGTAGCCGTTAATGGACTTGCCACCTTTGAGGACGGTCACACGGATTTCGGAACCCTCCAACCTTGCGGCATCAGGTTGATCTTCCGTGATACGGCCCTGGAGAACGATGGCCTCCTTGACCGGTTCGCCGGTGTAGTAGTTCTCTTCAGACTCTCCATCAGGCGAGTAGCAATCTACTTCTTCCATCCAGGACTCAGGCAAAGCATGAGTGAGTCCCAAGGCCTTCGCGATGTGGACAATCTTGTGCTTTGTTTTCTCCGGCTCAGGCGAATGGCCGTACAGATGCGCCGCGTGTTCTACGTCTTCGGCGTCCGAGATCGGGAAGCTGAGCGAGCCATCCGGCCCGGCAAAGCGCTCAGGGAAATGCTTGTGGTACTCTTCGCGCTGCGCAGCCGACCATTTGGCCTCGTGAATATCGGCAATGGCCTGGTGCTGCGCCGACATCTTCGAGCGGTCGAGCGGCTTGTATTCTGGCAGCATAGGCTTAACGTTCCTCTGCGCCAAGTCCGCGCATCATCAGTTCAAAATGGCGGCGACGAGTCGTATTTGCGCCATTGGCATCATAGAAGACATCCGGGTAATTGCTCTGCTCAACCTGCTGGAAGGTATGGGAAAGCGCCATCACATCCAGCGCGCCAGGCGCGAGATCTCCCGGCCTGTCCATCATCTGCACGTCCTGGGTGAGTTGTGGACTCTGCAAATCCGGCAAAGCAGGGTCAACGGTCATGATGCCGGGCATGTCAAGGCCAGCAGGGCGGTCATAATCGCCAAGATCGGGAGCCATCGGGTCAGGCTGCAAGATGTTCTGGCCGAGATCAGTAGCAGCCATCGTCACGAGGCCTTCCGGCTGATCGAACTGTAGCAAGTCGCCGATATGCGGGTCAGGCTGGAATGGCGGCACGTGGTCGAGACCCGGGCCAGTCAGATCAAAGGGCTTGACATCCGGCACCGAGAAATTCGGCGCGGTGAACGTGGGCGTGTTGATCTCATCCGAGCGAGAGGGATTCGCCACATCCGAGGGAGTTGGGAAGCCTTTCTCACCGGCAAGATTGAGATCGAAGTAGGGCAGCTTCTCGTCAATGCCCATCGTGTGAAGATCGTCGAAAATCGAATCGCCATCGCCATCATCTTTGAGGGTCGGTACGGCCGTATTCTGAGGCGGCATCGAGTCCGCAAAATTGCCCCGCTGAGAAAGGTCGGTTTGCTGCGCGCCAGGGGCAAGGCCAGCCAGGTTCAAATCTGGCTGCGTTTGGCCCTGCACCGAAGGGTACGCAGGGGGCTGTAAAGAAGAAGATTGAGAGGTATTCAAAGGGGTTACTCCTCTGGGGTGATTGATCAATCAGGTATGGAGCATATACAGAAGTGTTTTCTTCAGTATACTTCCGCTCACAAAGACTGAGCCGATAGGCTAGCTGCAGTAGCAGCGTTGTCTTTGTGTCTTTCAAGCAAGCCAGCTAGCGCAAACGGCGCAGCAAGACGCGGATATGACTTCCACCAGGAACAATGCCGACGGGCAAGGCCTCGATAATCTCATACTTGGGCGCAGCCGCCACCGCCGAGGCCGAGGCCGTTGCCGTGTCAGCCACATAGACCGCGCCGGTGAAGTTCGTTCCCAGTGGCGCGAGAAGCTGATAATCCGCGTTCATCTGTGGCGGCCCACCGCTTGCATTCGCCACCTGCGGATCAACTATCTGCTCTGGCCGGAAGATACACGACAGCGGCACATACGAATACACACCCCCGGAGAGATAGACCACCACCACGGTTTTCGTCCGGCCTGCAAAGCTCCGGTTCACCACCTGCTGTATGTGCGCAATCTTTTGCGGGTTATCAAGCGGCATAACTAACTGGCTATTCCCTTCTGACTGGTTAGATGATTAGATTTAGAAAGATTGTTCCTCGATACCTGGAGGGAGATCCTTTTTGGGCTTCGGGGGATGATGTGGCTTCGGCGGCTTTTTGGGTTTGTGGGCGCGGGTCGCGTGATGGCCGCGAGAGCGCGAGGAAGTGTGAGGGGTGCCACTGCCTGAGACAATGCCAGGGGGAGCCGGTTGCGTTGTCGGCAGGGGCGCGGGTGATTCGGTCATCGCCCACGATGGAACCAGGTAATCAGCATTACCGCCGATGCCGCCACCGATGCCACCTTGCGGCCCGGTAGTTCTAGCCATCCTGATTTGCTCCTTCTTGTGACGATGGTGGAGAAGCTGGTGCATGCGAGGGCTTTTCTTTGAGGGCAGCTTCTGCTCGCGCTTTCTCGATTTCGGACTTCACATCGACTTCCAGGCCGCAGAATTGGAAGAGGATACCGGCAGCCGTCTCATCGCTAATCCATCCCTGCTGCCTTGCTTGAGTCAGCCCGCCCATCAAGTAGCTAACGGCCATGCCGAGTTCTTGATTGTCTTCATGGTCGAACTCGGGGAAGATAAGGTCATAGGCGCTGGCGATATCCACCGAGGCGGCGAGCTTGCCCACTTTTTGCGCTTCCTTGAGAACGCGATCCAGGATGGCGCGCAGGATAATCGCCAGGATTTTCTGCCTGCGTTTGAACTTGAGGAACGTTGGCAGCCCCATCTGCGTGGCTGTAGCTCTATTGTTGTTATCCCCGTCGGATAAGTAGTGTTCTGGAATAGTTGCGCCAAGAGCCACCATCAGCTTGATGGCGCGTCCGTCTTCTTTGGCATCGTTGGCGTTGATGCTTGGCTGTACAGCAGTCCACTTTTCGGCTTCGTTGTGGATAATCACGGAGCCAGGCTCAGGGGGATAGCTGTAGTCCATCTGCTTTCGTTTAATCGTTTTGGCGTCCGCTCCTATCAGTTGGACATCCCACAGGAAGGCCCCCTTATATTTGTTGATGCGAACACGGTCGGTCAGCCAGTCCTTGTAACGGCGCAGCCAGGGGAGCAAGGTCGCTAAGTCGGATTTGCCGCGTTTGGCATTGGAGACTTTATTAATGGCGAACTGCTGCACTTCCTCGCCAGCCTTGAACCAGTCGCCTTGCATGGTCGGGTCAGCCGGATTCTGCCCGCTCAAAGAAGCTTTATCAATGTTGAGGCCATAGCTGCCATTGCTTTGCGCGGAGCCATTGGTGCTTTTGAAGACAGCAGGGTTGAGCGTGTTGGCGGTGGCGTCATAGGTTTGCGTTGGAGAAGGACCTATGGGACGCCTATGATAGCGCAGGTGTTTCTCGATATCATCGGGATCGGTCTCAACCTGGTCGATCAATGCCGGATCAACAAGCCGGATTTTGACCGAGCCATCATAGCGGTTCACGAAGTAGCGCACGTAGATTTCGCCATATAAGGACAATTCGCGGCAGATGTCCTCGACGCGGGAATCCATATGGTTATCAGGATCGTTCCAAAAAGCATCTATCAGCTTCTGCACCTTTTTGGTTTTCGCAACGGGCTTGATACCCTGGCCTACCACGAACGAGACGGTGATTTCGATAATGGCCTGCGCGAGCGGATTAGCGTTATACGCCTCGTAACAACTGTTTAAGATTTCTAAGAAGGTGCTGGGAATAACGTCCTTTTGATACCAGTTGTCCGAGAGCCTACGCCAGTAATAATCTTCCTCACCACCAGTTGCAAGCCGACCCCAGTACCAATCTTCCTGCGTCGGAGAGGATGAGAAGGCCGTTGGATTGATTTGCTCCCATATCCTCATCGTGGTATCCGGATCTTCAGTCAGTGAGGAACGTAAAACCGAGATCGCGTTTTCGTGCGTGGGCGAGGTTGGCGAAATACGGTTATATAAGTCCTGGGCCTGCTCTGGATGACGAAGCACGTAGCCGGTGAACGAGTTGGAAATATGTTCGATTGGATCAACATCGGCAAAGGGCGCATTCAGATCGAGTGAAGGTTTAGGAGTGCGCTTGAACGGATTTTTGAGAAGGGGCATAAGGGAGATCTCCCTGGAGATTTTATCAAAGCGAAGGTTGTGCGTCTATCTTAGTATAGCCCCCTATCCCCAAAAACCAGCCAGGCCAGGGAACTTCTGAAGTCCCTGGCCTGGCTGGTGACGTTTTGCCTTGTGCTCGGTTAAATGTACAAAGAACGAATGAGACCTACGAGGTCTCATTCAGTATTCATTCTACTGGCAAGGGCAAGTCACTCGCTTGATGACTTCACTAATTCCTGCATCTGTGCAAGCAGCCTGGCTTGTTCAGCATGCGATAGATGCACGAACCAGGCCCCGACAATTGAGCCGCCCAAAGTCGATAAACTTCAATGCACTCACGTCGTCAGCAGACGTAATACCAAATTGTCGAAGTACCTTGAACATCCCCTTGATTTCCCCCTCTTACTTATGATGCCTTGAGAATCGCAGGCCAGCGTACTTGACTGGCTCCACGTTTACCCCCTCGGTACATCGGCAGATTCTTCAAGATCGTATCCACCGAACTGGCATACCACTTTCCACCACGAGGCCCAGTAATCTGCTGCTCATTCAAACGAGAAGCAATCTCGCGCAGAGACAACCCGCGCTTATCCATCGAGATAATACGCTTCACTACTTTCGCCTGCTCCTCATCAATCTCCACACCAACACATACACGCTTCTCTTCTCGTACCTCAAAGATGCGCCGATAGCCATAGGGAACCCGGCCACCCTTTTCACCATCACGCTTGCCTCGCTCGGCCAGAGCATCAGTCGTTCGCTGCACCGTAATGTCTCGTTCGAGCTGGGCCAGCGCCGCGAACATGGTCAACACAAATTGACCTTGTGGTGTACTGGTATCCAATGATTCCTTACAGGAAATCAAATTGACGCCAGCAGCGGTTAACTCTTCAACCAGGTCAAGAACCAACCTGGTCTTACGACCAAGCCGATCCAGTGAAAGAATAATCACGGCGTCGATATTCCCAGCATGCACATCTTCGAGCAAACGGCGCAGCGAAGGGCGACCGCTGACTTCTTTGGTTCCGCTAATCCCTTCATCGGAATAGGGAATAGGGCGCGGCCACCCTTTGACTTCCGCCATCGCATAACAGCGCGTGCGCTGAGCGGCAATCCCTAACCCGCTTTCGGCTTGATCTTCTGTGGACACACGCAAATAACAGGCCACACGCAAGGATGGAAGCGACTTCTGAGCAGCAGACTTCGTGTTTTTGGCGCGAGAGGTTACTGTACGATTTCCCGCAGTTTTGTCCATTAACCTGCTGAACCTCTCTTTCATGTCCGGTAACGGGGTGGTTACTGGACAGTATATCACATTTGAACCCGCTTCACAAGCCACTTAAAACTAGAAAAGTCTATTAGAGAGCATACACAAAAAAGAAGGTTCTCTTTCTGTTATACCAGAGAGGCCATCATTGCTTGCTTGTTGTAATTTTCCTGTTATTTTATAACCAACTTAATCCAGCCAGCGAATGACCGTTTTCCCACCATGCCCATGCACCTTCACCAGTTCCTCGAGGGAGGGGAAGATCGCCACACTTCGAGATGAGGGCCAGTACAGAGTAACCAGGTGTTCATATTGGGTGCCAATGGCAATCACACCCGTACCGGAAATGCCCGTCACATCTTCCAGCCGGTGAAGGAGAAATCGACGCGCCTGGTGCTGAGGCTCATCAAACGGTTCATAGGTCTGCTTGAAGATATCCGGCTTGCAGGGATAGAACTCTCCTGCCACACCTGTGATAATCCAATCGCCAGGGCAAACGATATGCCCGCCTTCCAGGGTACTTATCCAACCATGCTCCCCTTTGCGTTTCTCGCAATGCTCGCAGATCTGAGCAGCATACACTATTCCCTCGAGCGTCCGATTTTGTGGATCGGTAAAATGGCGAACCTTTGGATGATCGCCAACTTTGAACCATTGGGCAGCTTCAACAACTACCGGCTTTTTTCTAAAGAGAGACATACTCTGTTTCCTTGTTTCAAATAATATAACAACAACCTGCCAGAAAAGGCGCAGGAGACAAGCGCGAACCTGGCTCGATTCGAGGCGTAGCGCAAAAGCTCTGCCTGGACACTAAGCTGAGCCAGAGAAGTGCCGTCTCCTACATGAGAAAGAAAGAGGGAGCCAGATTCGCCGAGGGGGTACAACGAATCTGGCCGACCGAGGGGGAAAGGATACGAGGATTCGATTGGAAAGGATGGATGAGTTGGGCGTCACTCCAACTCGGGGGAGAGGTATGCCGTTGTCCGTCTGCACCTTTAGTATAAACAGAGCAGGCAAACACTTTATGGCTGCTTCTCTTTCCCAATACTGTCCATGAACGCTTGAAAGGTTGCCCGGCCTTCAGGACTCTCGCGCCACTCATCAGCTTCCCAATCCTGCCCGTCGAAGTCTCCATTAATCGCCCGCTCTGCAACTTCCGTAAGGCCATTGGCACGAGCATCATCGACGAGTTGCTTGAGTGGAAGGGCCAGGGTCGATTTCCACTCGTCATAGTAGCCGATACGGGCGCATTCAATCATCCAGGTCGGAGCGCCCGACGCTTGTAACGCTTTCATCAGCTTCTCGGTTGTGGGGATTCTTTGCTCGATGCGGCGCTCTTGCCTGCGTTGTTGTTTGCCGAGTTTACGAGGACTGCGTCTGGGCATCTTCATTCCCTCCGAGGATCTCAGCAAATTTCTTCTCCAGATGCTCGACTCGCTCTTTCCAGCGAGCAAGTGAATCACGAGTAGCCTCGAGGCCGTGTTCACGCGCCATGTGTTGCAGTTCGGTGAGAAACTGGATGAACTCCTGGGTATCATAGGCCATCGCCAAACGTGCTACCCGTCTAGCCTCTGGGATCACACCAGGGTCATCGAGCAGGTACGTCACAATATCGCCACACAGGTGAGCTTTGAGCCTGCCAATGATTTCACTCACATCCGTAAAGAGTTCTTTCGCCAGGGCGCTAGAAGTCACTCGATGCGCCGTGGCTTGCGCCCGTTGTACTTCTTGCGGCGTCAATTCAGCAGAGAGAGATTCGACACTCTCACCTAAATCCTCGATTTCCGTTCGCGCAGCCAGGCTCTCCTCTCCCGATTGTGGAGCAGGTAACGGCAGCTTCTTGTTGCCATCCGGCGTAACTTCCTCGACAAAGATCGAGGGCGCTTCCCTCACTGCATAACCCACTCCATCAGGAACGAGATCCACGCTGATGTTCACGACCAGTTCCTTCTCAGGAAACTGCTCTTTGAGTTGTTTCAAGTAAGCAGCATAGGCATCCAAAAAGATTGATCCATCTGAAAATGAGAAGACATTTGCTCCCATGTGTTTTTCATTCGTCCTTTCCACTTGTTGCATCACCCACACCGCGAGTTCGACAGGGGATGCGATACCCAACTTTTCATAGATATTCCTCAGATGATTATTCACCGTCTGAGGAACAATAAACAGGAGAGCGGCAATCTCACGCCGCCGCTTTCCTTGCGCCACGAGATGAGCAATCTCCCATTCATGGCGCGTCAGTTCTTGAACACGTTTTTGCATAGCGCAGACAGCCACCTCGCTTGCTTGCTTAAAGCGGGTCAATGCCCAGTTTCAAACAGCGATGAAGCCAGGCATCCAGTTCTTTCGTCGTTTTCGCCTCAACAATCTCACGCCGCAATTCGGCAAGCGTTGGTGTCCCTTTCTCAGGAAGCGGCGGCTCCTGCCAGCACGGAGCCTTGATGACATATTCCAGATAGCCGCGCACCAGCTCGAATTGTTCAGGGGAAATCTCAGACTTGCCCATGCCAGCCTCAAGAAAAGCCTGGATACTCTCTTTCAGGATGCCGCTCTGCTCATTCATCCAGTAGAGCGGCACCTGCGCATGCCCCATATCAACATAGGGCAACTGCTTAAAATCAACAAGCATACTTCCTTCACTCATCCTTAATCCCCCAGTCCAATCGACAGCGAGGCAAACAGCAGCGCACCGAGCAGGATGATCGTCCAAAAATCAGGCAAGAGGCGCAGCGGCCCATAGAAGAAGGCCACGAACAACCCGGCAATCACCAGCATGGACAGCCGGGCCTTCCGTTTCATGGCACGCTCTCGCTTCGTTCGCAGCCATCCGACAAGCGACCGAGAGATGATATAGCCTGCCACCTCTTGCGAGGATTGCGGCGGCGAGAGTAAATCATCCTCGCACATAAGCATGCCAATCTGAGAGTGCCAGGCTTCACGCGCAACGTGTTCGGCCTGGCTCATCGCATCTTCATTCTTCATCAGTGCGTACCTCACCTTCGATATAGTCAGCAGCAGCAGTGAGCGCCTGCCGTTTCGGTTTCACCCAGGGCAACAAGGGCGGCATTTGACGAGTATTGCGCATCTGTTCTAACTGCGGTTCGGCCCAGGTCTCGAACCGCTGACCATTCGGCATCACCTCACTCATCCCGAAGGCATCTTCAAAGGTGATGACACCCGACTTCATGGCTTCCAATTTTGCCTTGACAATCATAGCAAGGCCTCGCCATAGTCGCCGGATCTCCTGCGCTCGCGCCGCCTCTTGTTGCGCCTGCGTCCGTATCACAGTCTTCGAGCGCGCGAACTGAGAAAGCGGGGGATAGCGCAATTCCAGGCGAATATGGCGGCCTTGCATCTCGAAGGCAACGGCGGCGGTATCACCGGACTCGCCATACATGAAGCCAGTTGCGCCATATCTCATCAGCGTCTTCTCGATTTCCTCGCGTGTGCGAGGAACACTGACCGTCGTTCCCTCGGCATAGCGCGTCTGTTTCTTTTCCGGCATCTCGCTATTCCTCCGCCAATGCATCCATGACTTGATCGCGCAGCGCATCGCGGCGCGCAAGCCACGCCTTCGCCTCCTCATGATCGACAGGCGGGGCAAGGCATTCATCCAGCATCGCCATCGCCTGACGAAGCAACTGGCGAAGCTGCTCAGGTGTATACAATTTAAGCGGTTTTAATCCGTCGAAAAACGGGTTGTTGTTCATATCGTTGTTCTCCACCAGAGAAGGCACCGGATACAGCAGGATGCTTCTCCGTTGCCAGAATCGAAAGCCGTTCCGTGTTGGAGATCTCCACGATCTCCATCCAACAACTGCAAGGCTCATGCTTAATCTGGACGGAGCCTTGTACCAGTTGACCAATCACTTGAAAAAAGGTCATGTCTTGCTGAGACAACCATAAGGTTGATCGACACACCGGGCACGTCGCCCGGTATAGATCACTCGCCTCGGGAACCAGGTTCATCTTCACTTAACCTCTTCTTCCAACTCTCCAACAATCGATACAGCCCGGAAAGATCGCGTCTCAACACCACGTTATTGAGTTCCGTGAGAAACAGCATACCATCCTGGCAGGCATGTGTGGCATCCAATTGCGCTCGTTCGAGCCGTGTTACCGAGGTTGCCCTGGTACGCGAGCGCATGACCAGCAGGACATCCGGGGCCAGCCGTTTCGCAAACAGTTCAAGCACCTCAGCAAGATCATGCTCCATCGCCTGAAGCTGAGGATCATCTTTCTTCTCTTCGCTCATAGATACCCCGCTTCCTTGCCCTTCTCGATAGCCATATCCAGAAAGGCTATCACTTGTTCCAACAACACTTGATCAGACTCATACGCCTCATCGGTAGGCGTATGAATATGTTTGCTTGCGCGACGACTGATGTAGTTCAGTTCGCGCTCTCGCTTCTGTTCGAGCGCCTCACGAGTCTGGACGCACCAGACCAGCAGCGCGCTATCCGAGGCCAGTGAGAACTCTATGGCGCGGGCCTTGCGCAACTTCTCAAGACGTTCGTACATCTGCTTCAAGCCGGATTCTTGTGGCTCTCGAGCCGGAGCCGAGTTGTGCCGAAAGCGTGTTTTCATTGCTTCCTCTCTTCTCCTTCCCGATGAGATCCTGGTTGATCGACCAGGTGCAGCTTTTCTAAAAAAGCGTCAATCACCGTAGCGGTCGAGTCGGGATAGCCATCCGTACTCGCCGCGATGGAGGCAGTTCCCAACTCATGGATAAAGTTGGAGAGATGAGCTTCCATCCGACTCATTTGATATCGGAACAGCATCGTCGCGCCCTGATCTTTACGGGCAACGGCGAGAAGCATCTGGCGAGCATTCCGCTCGATATCGGTAGTGCAATGCTGAATGATGCGATCCACATCCGGCATGCGGTCAGGCTGGCCACCAGCCTGATAGACCACTTTGGTTTCACTCACGCTCTTGTTCCTCCTTCTTTCGCCTTTCCTCCATCAGTTCAAGCACGCCCTCGATCCGCTCGCACGACTGGCGAACGAACTGGGTGAACAAACGCAGATTGTCCAGACGCAACCAGCCAAGAGTACCAGGCTGCAGCACTTCCTGCCAATCACCATCGAGAAAGTAGCGCAGAGCCTCTACAAGCTGAGGAGTCTGCTTTTCCAGATAGTCCACCTCTAAACGCATCAAGTTCAAGGGGACAGGTAAATCAGGTTGCTTGTTCATTCTACTTCCCTCCTCGGTGGCAATTGCAACGCTTCCCGAATCTGTTCGGCAGCCTCTTCACGCGACTGCTGGTATTCCTTCATGGCACGCTCCGGCCATAATTTGGATTGCCTCATGTAACGGGCAGCCGCCAGATAGCCGAACTCCTCAAGCGAGTGCGCGATCCACTTGTCACAGTATTCTTCACGCTTCCTCTGCCGCTCGACTTCATCCGGCTCATCATCAAAGGCTGGAAGCAGGCCAACATCACGCCCCTGGTCGATAAAGACTTCGTGAATATGACCAGCGCCATCGAGCAGCACCTTGAGATGTTCCAACTCGACTACTCCCGCGTCCTCAGTCTGGACCGGAAACAGTTGCGTCATCATCACCCAACGAAAGTAATCTTTCCCGTTATCCGTCTCATCCCACGCCCGAATAACCAGGGGCATCCCGCGATGACCGCGCTCATCCGGAGGATGTTGTACGCGCAACTCGAAGAGGGGATCAGTCTCAAAACGGCTGCGCACCTGGGCGAGATTACACACGCGCTGCAATTGGCGCATCAGTTCCGTTTCGCCATTCATCGTGTAGCATTCAACCAGGTCAGTATCCAGCGCATCACGCAACGAACATTTGATCGTGATGTTGACGGCATCAGCATAGAAATTCTGGGGCAGCGTGTAAAGCGCATACCGGATCTCTTGCGAATCGTCAATGATAAGGACTTGCAACAGGTCGCCACGAATGGAGCGAGGGCCGATAATCTTCTGCATGAGCATCATGCGTTTCCAATCAACCGTTTTCATGTAACGATAGCCTGGTCTCTCGGCATCACCATAGTCCTTCAGGAACAACTCGCTATACAACACGCCATGCTGTTTCAACCAGGCTTCCGTCGCCTCACGCATGGTATGAGGCCGATTACTCAACAGGATGATTTCATAGCCCTGGCCCATGAGCCACGCAACCATCTCATCGGCGCGAGTCGCATGCGCAGGGTCATGCATGCTTGTCTCGACCACAAGCGAGTCGAGTGGCACAAGCTCCGGGTCAAAGAGCGTCCCATAATACAAGTCCGCCCAATATTTGCGGGAAGCCCCTTTAGCTGCTTCTCGCGCCTTCGCCTCTCGTTCACGATTGTTAGCAACAACGCCATCCAGATCGACAACCGCCAGTTTTCTCACGTCTCATCGCTTCCTTTCCCATTAGAGATCAACAATACCGTAGTCCTGTTGCCCCCGGATATGCTCATCGTACATTTCAGCCAAGCGCTTCAACAGGTCATACGCGGCCAGGGCGTCACCGAGCGCCCGGTGCCACTGGTACGAATCGGGCATCACCACATGCCGCTTGCAGGCCGTTTCAAGCGACACATGGCCCCGCTTGAACGAGGAAGTACGCCGCTCCCCAAAGCCATAGGCGTACTTCTCCATCAAACACTGCCATTCCACTTCCAGCAGCACAGCAAGCCCTTGTGACTCGAAGGATGCAGGAGCGAGATTCTTACCCGCGAGCAGCCGGATACCAACGGCGCGCAGCGATTGGCGCAGCATCCTCAAGTCGAATTTCGCGTTGTAGGTCACAATCGTTTTGACACTGCGCAAGATCTCGTAGACTCGCGGCCACCATAACGCCAAACTCGCAGCACGAGCCACCTCTTCGTCAGAGATGCCATGTACCAGACGCGCACTCTCGGAAATGCGGCGGCCAGGATTGACCATCTGGTTGAACAACACGCGGCGGTCTGCCCCGATGATGGCAAGATCACAGATGCCATCATCGGTTTCAAGGCCAGTAGTCTCGGTATCGAGGACTACAAACTCACCACGCGCCACAAGATCAGAAGCCCACTTGCACGTGGCTTCTTGACGTGGGGAAAGAATGCGCGTCACCTTTCCCGTGTTTGAATCCATCAACTCCAATTCAGTAACCCCCTTGCTTTGTTGAAGAACAACAGCACTACAGAGCAGACAACAAACGTCGAACGGTTCGCGAAAGCTGGAGCGGCGGCCAGCATCTCGCGCAGCGCAATCCCCTTGAGACTTCCAGCTTAATCAGGCAGCCACACACCTCGCAGCCATGCGTCTCCGAGCAGACATAGGCCACGCCGAGACGTTCAGGAATGAGAGCGGCGACGGCCAGCGCCTTTTCTCGTCGCTCGGCATAGGACTGGGCGGACATGGCCTTGTACGACTCCTCTCACCAGTTCAGGCAGGTCAAACAACAACGAGGCATACAGTTGGGCTTCCCGAAGGAACTGGTTGATATGCCTTTGCTTGACGTGTTCAACTCGGTCGTAGCTAAGATGACAGATACTACAAAGCGCACATAAGTTCTCAGGCCGACAATCCATCTTATCGTGAGGGTTGCCAGGCCGACCATCAGGATAGGGAACGCCCAGGTGCGCGCAGGTCAACACCTCTTTGTAAGGCTTGCCCTTCGCATTTAATCGCTCCGCGCCATGCGCAATCCCGCAAAACTCGCAGCGCCATCCTGCCCGCTCTTTGACGGCCCGGCTGATTTCATCCCAGTTCGCCGGATAGCGCGATCTATCGAGCGGCATATTGGGCCTCTTCCTGCCACTGGCGACGATTCTCTTCATCACGGCGACGAACCTGCTCGATATAAGGCGCGATGATCCGCTCATCAAAGTTGCTTTGCTCATATTGCAATTGCGCTTCACGCGGCATCAGACGGAACGCCTTGCTAATCAGGTGATGTTGCTCAAACTCGCGCTCTGCCTCGACCTCCTTCGAGCGACGAGTGCAGTAGCGTTCAAAACATTGCGTCAGCAAACCAAAGAAATAGGGCATCCTATTTTTGCGCCCGTCGGCATTCCTCTTCTTGATCTTCGCCTCACGGGTGGCAGCCGCTACCTCGTCCATCATGGCGAGGCAGAGCGACTCATCCATGCCATACGGCTGCGCATTGACAAAGAGACGAGACAAGCGGCTTTTATTGGATTTCACATGGGCATAATCGCCGAACTCTTTGGAGAGCTTCTCTATTGTCGAGTCAAGCTCAGAAGGCAACGGTGGAGCAGGTACGCGCCGCGTTTCTTCCGGTTCCACAGGCAGGGCCTCGATGGCCTCTTCTGTAAAGGTCGTGAAATCTATCGAGGCTGGACGACTATCAGCAGCCTCGCCATGAAGAAGAGGCTGCTGACACTCCGCAAGCGGCTTACCAGTCACCACATGGGAGAGATATGCGAGCAAAGGCGAAAGATCATACTCATTGGTATCCGAGTCGCCACGCTCCGTTCGACGCGGGCGAACTTCAAGTAATGCAGGGCGTACCTCGACACCTTCCGCATCCAGAAGGGGGCGCGCCAGCTTGCGCAGGTTCATCTGGATGCATCGCTCACTGCGCCCCATGCGAAAGGCAATAGCCCGAATGGGGGGATGAGGCCAGGAGTCCCACCACACACTAAAGAGTTGCAGCACCAGGTTGAACTGAGTGGGATTGAGATGCAGATCAGACTGGTGGGCGAACAAGGTATTGGGCAGGCAGCTTGTACCCTCGCCAAGCACGCCATCAAATCGCTGTAAGGTCTCGGCAAGATGATTTAGCATGTCGCACCTCCGCATGGGTGCAACGTGTTATACATAGCAGGACCTGTTACAGAAGGGACACCATCAACATGACACCGAGCGATGTCAATTATAAGGACTATTTGTGCTAATATAGAAATGAGGGTATCCGGTTTGACTTTGCTCGGCAAAAGCGTTATAATCATACCGTAACCTTTCTAGGGCAGCGCAGTAAGACGGAACCAGGCAAAGGCTCGTTGAATGCGCTGCTCTGGTGTTTTTTGGAGACTTCTTCCGAGAGAAGTCTTTTTTTGTTTGCCCAGTTCCCAACAACCAATCAATAAATACCCACTAGCCACATACAGGGCCGGATACTTTCATTATCATCCCGCCCGTCAAGTTAACCCATGAATATAGGTTCATGGGTTAGAGCAATCAAGCTGTCTCCTCACCTACCAACTCGCCAAGGAGTTCACGACGATACCGGATCGCCGTGTTTTTTGAACACCGGCAATGGTTCATGATTTCAGACAGGGATGGTTTACGACCCAGGTTCATCTCTTGTTGGATGAACCGGGTGACACGATCCTGAACTGGTTTATCTGGATGGTCTGATTCAACAGGTGTCACCGGAACAGGTTTCATTTCTCCTGTACCCCCTGTATGCCGACCAGACCGACCAGGAAGCAGTTGCAAGGCAGCAGGTTGCTCGGTCAGCCGCTCCCGTTTGAACTCGGCGGCGAACTGCGACAGGCGATGGTTGACGGATTGCTCAATGCCGCTGACGAGCGGCTTGAGTTCGTCAGTCATGACTGATCGTACCTCGTCAATAGTGACGAAGGGAGCATCAAGCCACACCTCTTGAACCAGTTGCCGAGACTGCTCAACAAGGGTAGATTGAACTTGTTCAATGACGGTCTTTTGCACCTCTTCCAGTCGCTGGTTGAACTGGTTCACTGTCTCCTCAAGTTTTTCCTCGAAGGTCTGTTGGGCAGTCAATTGAACCTGCTCAATGGAACCATGATGAGACCGAGTACGGATATAAATCGAGTAACTGACTGAGGTAATGCACCTGGCCCACATCAACACCGAGAGCCAGGTTGTATCAAAATGGAAGATGAATAAAGAGGCCAGCGTAAAGACCATCAAGCCCACGAAGGCCCAGCACATGCCAAATAAGACCTTGTAGGGGCGACCAGCAGCGCGCTCCTGAGAAGCCAGCACAAACGCGCCAGGAAGAATAATCTCCGGCGACGTAATGAGGATCGTGGTAGCCAGCAAGTGAAGGCCTGCCATAGAGAGCGCAGGCACACCCGCCTCGGCAATCGCGTAGAGCGTACTCACCAGCATCAACGGCTCAGCCAGCCGGTTGAGCAACAAAAAGAACCAGCTAAAGCCAACACTAATAAATTCCAGATCGGCAAGATGTTGCATCATCGTT